GCCAGCCCGATCCGTGCTAAGATAAAGAACACCCGAGATCACAGGATAACTCTATGTCTTTCTATCAACGTCGTTTTTATAAGCCTGCTCCAACGGCTTCGCAGTATTCGGGTATCAATAATCGCGTCAACGATCCGACGCTGAAAGAACGTCTTGAAAAACTTCTTACGAATACTGATCTTCAACAGTATCCTAAGACTGTTGAGTTTATGCGGTCCCTTCTTGAACAGTTCAACGCAAAAGGATCGCTCTCTCACAACCAAGTCAAGTGTATCGAGGACAATGAAAAACGATACAGTGAAAACAATTCCGCTGAAAAGCGTGCCGCTATCCAAGCATGGCAAGCATCGTATGATGCGGACAAGCGAACAAAGATGCGTCTTGTTGCCAAGTGGTACAAAGATATGGCTGATGCAGGAAGCCAGCCCTATTATTATCGTGAAACCTGCGAAAAGGTATTGTCGGAAGAAAACTACATTCCTTCCCAAGTGACCTACGAAAAGATTGTAAACAATAAGTTTGCTCAACGCTATCTTGAAGCTAATGTAACTCCCGCAAAGTTTAATAATGGTGATGTTGTTGTTTTGACTGCTACGGGCAAGGTAAAGAACTATACTAAAAACAACGATAATTCTTTTATTGTTGTTGAAGTCACCGACAAGGTTCGTGCTGCTGCTGGTTCTCGTTCTTACGGTCTTTTGCCTATTGGTGATGATAATATTGTCTTTATTGAAGAACGATACTTGAAGGCTTCACGATGAGCTCTTTGCAATATAGTAAAAGGAATCCCCCGCCAGTAAAGGTGGGGGATCTTCTTTATTTGTGTTTCGATTCTCTTGAAGAAGAAATTGGTTTTGGTATTGTATGTCGTGTTTATGAAAAACACGAACGAAAAATGATGATCGTACACTGGTCAAACTCTAAAAATCGTGTCATTACACCGTTTATGGAACACGATATTGAACATATCTCTTGGGGAGAGGTTATGACTTATCATGGTCAATAAAATCTTTAAGATTGGCACACTCCTTTATGATGACGATGAAAAAGAATGGAATTTGATTGTTTCAGTAGAAAAAAAAGTAAATGGTTTTTTCTATACTATCTACGATTCTAGAACAGAAAAGGATCTTATAATGACAGGCTCTGGTTTAAATCGTATGGTAGAAAAAGAATACTGGAAAGTAGAATATGAGCCAGAAGAGGTTTAAGGTTGGTGATCTCGTGGAATACAATTTCCATAAACGAATTGGTGGTATTGGTATTATTATTGCCGTTCACGATGTGACAGATGCTATTTATGACACAAAGCAGCGACTCTATTATGAGATTTTTTCTCAAACAGAAGAAAAGATGCCAATTATTGAAGGTTGTCACTTAAAAAAGATTAAGTAGTTATGCCAAAGTTTAAAATCTATTCAGCAGATACAGGAAGAACATTTTACTCGGAAGCATCTTTTGATCAACTGTTGAGGATTCTAGACATTCCAGAAATGGAACATTTAGCATTATATACCTCGGAGGTAGGAACAATCTGTGAGTTTTTGTTGAAACCGGCTCATACTGGTTTTAAGCTATTTGTAGAGAAGGTTTGCGATTAAGTTTTACCATACAGGGAAAGAATCCTGTTCTTTGCTCTTGACGCGGGATCCGATCGGTGCTAGAATCGGACTGTCCCCAAACGCACACGGAGATCACTATGGTTTATCGTCGCACCGTTCGTTGTCGTTATTGCTATAAGACTGGCCACAATCAACGCGGTTGTCCAGAAATGAAAAGCGAAGCCGCAAAGAATCCTACTGGATGGGCAGCACGAAAGGTTGCTTCGTATAATACTAATGCGGCAGAAGGTGGTTCTGCTCGTTCGTGTTCTTATTGTCGTGATTCTGGTCACAATCGTAAGACTTGTAATAAGCTTATTGTTGACTTTTCTGCTGACATGAAGAAGTGCGCAGAGTTTCGCAAGAGCCTTTTACAGAATATGATGAAGACTGGTTTTGGTGTTGGTGCTCTTGTTGAGTCTCGTTATTACAGGGAAAATTCTCTACAATTTGTTTCCAAGATTGATTGGATGAATATTACCCATCTTGGAAGCCATTCTGTTTACTTGGAAGATGATTATTCTTCCTATGATATCAAGATGGAAAAGTTTAATATCATCACCAATACTTACGAAGATTACTATTACAAGATTGCTTCTGGTATCTCGCCTGAACTTGTCCAAAGTCAGGTTCCGGATGAATGGTTTTCTGGTCGCTCTCCATATCTTAATGAAAAGTATGGTATCAAGTAAATAAAATATCACCTGCCCACCTTATGGTGGGTTTTGGTATTAGAGAATTAAATATGAACTTGAAGATTGGCGATATTGTTATTCATAATAAAGATATTGGTATTATTCTATCTTTTAGTAAAAATACTGTTCATATTTATTGGAATGATGGTGTGACTCGTAGTCTCTATACAGATGTTCTGCGAAATATCCTTTCTAACAAGAAGTGGGAACACCATGACATTTCAAGCAGGTAATTTTATTGTCCAGAATAATGGTAGTAGATTTGCTCTTATTGTGGATGTAAAAGAAGATTCACTAACACTACTTTGGATGGATATTCAAAACGAACTTTTGTTTCCCAAATATCGCGCTACAAGTTTGATTAACACCAACAAGTGGAAGTATGTCACGACTTAAAATTGGCACACTTATTTTCGATGACGAAGATCAAGAATGGGGTATTATTATTGATATTGTAGATGAAAAGCATTATAATACTTCATGGGCTAAATCGACTGATCAAGTATTGAATGATTTTGATTTCGAGTTAGACAGGTTTCATCTTTATGAAGTATAAAGTCGGTGATTTACTTTATCTTAAATTCAATACAACAATCTGGGATTTGAGTAAAAATTCACAAGATTGTCAAGAGGGACAAATCTTTATTGTTTCCTCTCAACATAAAGATATTAACGTATTTGTTATTTATAATCAACAAGATTGTTCATTCTCCGAATGGCATCCAGATCAAGTTGAAAAGCTATTTATGAAACTTTAAATGAAAAAGGAATCTAAATACAAAGCTGGTTCTCTGTTATTCGATGAAATAGCCAATGAATTTGGTATAATCCTTAAAATTAAATGGAATTATTACAGCAAGACAAATAATATTTATTGCCATTTCCCTAATGGAGAGTGTATCATACCAGAATATCAGCTAGATGATTGGATTGAAGAAGAAAGGTTTGAGGTTTGTGACTAGAAAGAATAAGAAAACAAAGAACCCAAAGGTAGGTTCACTTGTATATGATAAGGATCATAAAGATTGGGGAATTATTGTTAAAGTAGAAAAAGACAGTGATGTAATACAGTATACAATTCAGTTTGTTGGTGATCGTGAAGCTATTGTCTTATCGGACATTCACGATAGCAAATATCAAGAGTGTTACGAATAAGTTATAGTGTATGATGATCTGCGTAGTGATCTGTCTAGATCACACTACAACAAAAGAATCCTGCGTAGTTTCGTGGGGTTAGCGCTGCAGATCGAAAGGCCTTGACGGTTCGTCGGGTCCGTGTTAAGATTGTTAGGCGCCGCGAGCAATCCCGCTCGCGGGCCTCGGTGTCCGTTTTGTCCGGAGTGTTCCTATGTCGTTCGGTATGTCTATTGACTTCGCTACTTTCAACCGTATTGTTTCGGCCGTTGTTGCTGAATCGAAACCTATTCTTATCCGTGGTCGTCACGGTATTGGTAAGTCCGAGCTTGTGTATCAGATCGCTCGTGATCTCGGGCTTCCCGTTGTTGAACGTCGTGCCTCGCAGATGACGGAAGGTGATCTTGTTGGTCTGCCTTCGATCAATGGCAATCGCACGTCTTTCAATCCTCCGGATTGGTTTAAGGAAGCTTGCGAACGTCCCGTTGCTCTGTTTCTCGACGAGGTTGATCGTGCGACCGTCGAGGTTCGTCAGGGTATCTTTGAACTTACCGATTCGCGTAAGTTGAATGGTCACGTGCTTCATCCGGGCACTCGTATCTTTGCCGCTGTTAATGGTGGCAAGCATGGCCAGCAGTATCAGGTTGGTGAGATGGATCCTGCCGAGTTGGATCGTTGGTCTGTCTTTGACGTTGAACCCACGGTTGAAGATTGGCTTTCGTGGGCAAAGGACAATGTCCATGGTATGATCTGGGACTTTATCAATAATCACCGCAATCATCTGGAACATACTGGCGAGTTTGAACCGAATAAGAAGTATCCTTCGCGTCGTTCGTGGAAGCGTTGTAATGATGTTCTCGTTCGTGCGGATGCTCTGCGCGAAGATTTCAATAAGGATTCGATTCCGCTTGCTGCTGCTTTTGTCGGTTATGAAGCCGCAATCGAACTGGGTTCTTTCGTCCAGAACTACAAGCGCGTCGTGACCCCCGATCAGATTATTGTTGAGGGCAAGGTTAACCTGACGGAGAAGTTTACTCTTAATGAGCATGTCCAGTTGATTGAAAAGATGGAAGCCAATAAGTGTTTCCATAATCTTCTGTCTCCGGAGCATATGAACAACGTTGCTACTTACTTCCTTACGCTTCCCAGCGAAGCCGCGATGAAGTTGTGGAAGATCATCGGTAAGCCACCCGCTCCCAAGGATAACACGATTGTCCTTCACAAGACGGTTATCAATGGTGTGAAGGTTGGTGATCACGTTACGAAGCTGCTGTCCGGTGAAAAGAAGAAGTGAGCAGCTTCCACAAATGAATAATGTATAGCCCCCGCAAGGGGGCTTCTCCCTTTCTTCTAACTTGACAACAACGAGATCAGATGGTATAGTTGTGAAATATGTCTAAAAAGAAACTACTTAACATTATGGCCCGTAAAACTTCCAATAAGCCAAAGGCTAAAAATGTTTGGCAATCAAACATTAATAAGATTGAGGAATGGCTTACTGGAAAAGGTTATCGTTTAATCAAGGGCAAAGAAAAGCACGTCGTGGATAGTGTAGACTTTGAGACTAAAATTGTTTTCCTTGGCACCAGATCCACAGAGGAAAATCAGTTTTACAGTATCCTGCACGAGTGCGGACATATTGTTAACAGAACAAAAGATAGTTTCGCTAAAAAGTATAAAGTCCTAAAAGAATCCGAAACAGATCCAAAGAAGCAAAAGTCTATTCGATATCTTGTTGAAGAAATCGAAGAAGAAACAGAAGCTTGGAGAAACGGAGAAGTATTAGCAAATAAATTAAATATTCAGCTTGATACTGAAAAATATTACACATACGCTTCTAAATTTCTAATGGGATATATTGTAATGGCTGGTGAGGGCAAACAGTATGTTCTTGGAAGGCCAAGGGGCGAAAAGAATAAATAAGCTAGTAATTCGTTTCTCTCTTGACGCCTCGCCCGATCCGTGTTAGGATCGGGGTGTCCCGTTGTGTCCGCTGTCAGATCACCCTATAAAAAGGTCACGTCTATGTCGTTCGATCTCAATATGGCTATGTTTCGTCTCTTGAAGAAGGAACCTTTCTTTGCAGCTATCTCGCGTTGCATTAGCAAGGTTGCAAGCAACGCCGTTCCCACGGCTGGTGTTCGTGTTAATCCTGACACGGGCTACTTTGAGATGATGTATAATCCAGACTTCTTTGACACTCTTGGAAATGGTGACGCTAATCGCCAAGAAGTCGAGATTCTTGGTGTATTGAAGCACGAGTTTTATCATCTTCTTTTCGAGCATGTCACCGGACGTTTGCCCGAAGAAGGTATGAATCGAAACTGGAATATCGCCACCGATCTGGCTATCAATAGCCATATCGCTGATGAACTTCCTGCTTTTGCGCTTGTTCCCGGCAAGTCGTATACTGACCCAAAGACGGGTCAGGTTCATGATATGTTCAAGGATATGGAATCCGGCTTGTCTGCCGAAGAATACTATATCCTCGTGAAGCAGAAGCAAGAGGAAAACAAGCAAAAGAATAAGGATAAGGGAGAAGGTCAAGGAGAAGGTGAAGGTGAAGGCGGTGGTGGTTCACCGTCTAATGGCGATGGTATGCCTGATTCCATGGATGATCATAGTGGATGGGCAACGGAAGGAACCGAAAACGTTGATAGTGTTACTCGGCAGATTGCGGCAGAACGTTTGAAAGAAGCGATGCAGGATGCCGTTGAAGAAGTTGTAAAGGAGGGTCGTGGTTGGGGTTCTGTTTCTCACCAGATGCAGAAGCAGATCATGGATTCTTTGAAGTCGCAGGTTGATTGGAAGTCTGTTCTGCGTTATTTCGTAAAGACTTCGCAAGCGGCGAACCGTTCTAACTCCATGAAGAAGATCAATCGCCGTTATCCGTATATCCATCCCGGTCGCAAGACTTCCCGCACGGCTCGTATTGCAATCTCGATTGATCAATCTGGCTCTGTTCACGATGGTATGCTTGCTGCGTTCTTTGCTGAACTGAATAAGCTGGCAGAGATTGCTAGCTTTACTGTTGTTCCGTTCGATGATGCGGTGTTTGAAGATAAGGTCTATGAATGGAAGAAGGGAACGAAGCACAAGCGTGAACGTGTTTTGTGTGGTGGCACTAACTTTGACGCCCCTACCAACTACGTGAACGACAATAACTTCGATGGCCATATTATTTTGACTGATTTGTATGCTCCCAAGCCAAAGAACAGCAAGTGCCAACGTATGTGGATGACGACTGAATCTTGTGCTCGTTCACCATACTTCCAAACGAATGAACGAATCATCGCGATTCCCGATAAGGATTGTGCCGATGAATGAATGAATAAATAATAAGGTAGGGTGGTCGATTGACTACCCTGCCTTATACTTATTTATGATGCCAAAAACTCATTCAAGACATATGAAAACCTCATTCCAAAGAGGCGATCTTGTTGAGTATATTGGTATTGATAAGTTGAATCGTGGTGTTGGAGTTGTTCTAGAAGAAGTGCCTTATGATGGATTCTATGACGAAGACTCGGAAGACAATATTCTTTCTTGTGTAAGAATTTATTGGCAGGGTCTTGGTAGAGAAGAAACTTTACACAAAGCAAGAGTTCGTCGTATTGCGGAAGTTACAAAATTAAGAACAAAGAAAATCAACAAAGATGGCGCGGGAACAGAATAGAAAGAATACTAAAAAGCCGCTTCGTCGTGGTAATGTTTTTTCTAAAAAAACTCAACCATTCTTTATTGGCGATCTTGTTGATCTAAACCATACACACCACCACCATTCTTTGCGAGATAAGATGGGCGTTGTTCTCGACGTAGAAAACAAAGAAGGTGAATGGTTTTTAAAGATTCAGTTTCAAGACGGAACAGAAGTAATCACCTATTTTGCGTATGTTCGACTTTTGGTCGGCATCGACGATTAAAGGGGTTAGAGATTTCGCGCCAAAATTTTTCCATTTCAGCTTTATATGACAACAAAAACATTCCTTATTTGTTATGAATTAGACCAGTTACCAACCGGTTTAAAAAAGTGGCACTATGTTCGCGAGAAACAGCGAATCATTTTACATGTTTCAGCCAGAATTTATAAACAGATGAAGGCTATAAAAGAAGAAAGAAAAGGTGATTTAAAATATCGTGACCGTCTTGTTACAGATATTTTAAATGATGGTGCCCCAAGATGGTGGCCGGCAGAACTTGTATGGGAAATCGTTAATCGTGGTACAACTATGAACGATTAGGTAGGAACAGGTATGGATAAAACTTATATTACAGGTCAGTATAAAGTGTTTATGACAGATGTTGTAGACAAATATGGTATGGCACGTCGTAGGGTATTGAAAATCCCAACTAATCTTTATGCTTACTTTGATAGTGTAAAGGCTTTTCCAGAAGGTAACGATGGCACCTTGACGGTTCATAAGATCGAGGATCTAGCTATCGAGGAATACATCGATCTAACATCGGCAGAACTCCTAAAACTAATCACGATCGGAACACCCGTTCAATATGAATGATGAACCAAAAAACTATAAGATCATTTTGTATGATCACCTTGATACAAGATACCTTATTCGTATAAGTGATGTAGAGATCAATAGAACCGTTATGGGATCTTTTGATCGTATCCTTGTTTATGATATGTTGGACGGTAAAGAAAAGGCTTTGGCTCACGTTCTTGCCTATACAATCATCAGCAGAGGCGAAGTATTGGATGGCTAAAAAGCAATCGTTCCATGTTTATTTGTGGGATAATGAAGAAGGTGCTCGCTTTATTGTCCAGATGAGCGAAGAAGTAAGAAAGTCCATCCTTGATGGTATGGTAGGACGTTACTTGTGTGCTAATCTGTTGGATGGTGTTGAGCATTACTACGATCATCGCTTTATCCACAAAATAATCAAGCGAGGGTTTAAGATTATATGATTCTTTTGGTTGACGGCACCGATGAACGCATTATGATCCTTATCACGGATGAAGATAGGGAAAGAGTAGGTCGCGCAAAGGCAGGCGATAAGCCTTGGATTTATCTACCAAACATGATTCAAGGCAAGTCTCGTTTGTGTGCTTTGGATATGGTTTATCCAGGAATTTTTGAAGGTAAGAAAGAATACAGTTGGAATGAACTTACTGTAAACGTATTGGACTAACACGATCTGCGGTAGAATAAACTTTATGTTAATCCTGTATGAGTTTCCAATTTTAAATAAAAATCGTGGTAGAGTCATTTTCCATATAACGAGTTCTCTCATTAACGAGCTCAACTATGAAATATCTAGCATGTATACAAAGAGTGTTTTTTATGTTGAAGATTTGCTAACAGGTGAACTGCGAGGATTATATACTGCGGATTTATATGAATTGATGACAACAGAAGAACAATACATCCAGCTTGATAAGCACCACTTCTATATACTATAAGACAAACTCTAATACTAGCTTCGCTATATAATCCTGCCGAGATATAAAGAAAACAATATGTATCTACTTTTGGAAGGCTATACTGCCACAGCAGGTGTGTTGCTAATGAGCAAAGGCAATAGGGTAATCCTATATAATCCAAACAAGAGGGAAAGACTCTTAAAGGATGTTGTAAGCCAATATACCGATCTGCTATCCGGTAAGATGGTTCATATTCGAAACATGGAACTGTTGGCTTTTATTCAAGATGGCTACGAGTTCTAAACCGTATTCTATCGAGGACAAGAGAAAAGACTATGCTATTGTTGGTAGAAGGATGCCGCATCACAATAGATGCCAGGTTAAGATATACAAAAGACAGCAGAATGATTCTACATCTTCCAGAGACTCTTGAAGAGATCAAAAAGTATAAAAGTATCACCTACTTTGTTGTTGATCTATTGACAGATAGAGGTATATATATTAACAGGAATGATCTAAAAGACTTCCTTGCCAAAGGCATCCAACTATAAGCCTTTCTCCCCGAGGTTATAAGAATATAATATGTATATTATACTAGATGACTATGAAGTAACAGTCTGTCGCCTATGTCATACATACACACCAAACAAAAGAGTTATCCTATACAGTCCAGAGAAAGAGATAGACCCAGTAAATAGAAAACCCTATATCCAAATGATTGATCTACTATCAGGTAAGAACGTTATTATATCACAACCCGAAATAGATAATTTATTGGTGAATGGTGTCCTATTATAGGTCTATAAAAAGAACCAGCAAAGAGTTCTTTTGTCCCAGTAAACTTGTGTATAGATTGAAGTAATTTAATTACCCTATACTAAACGTAGCAAGTGGTAAGTAACTAATAAGCTGTAGGGGAGCGACCATCGGGAGCGATTTAATACGCTACCACAAGATAGATCAAGTAAAATAATTAGTATACCACTTTGAAAAAAGCTTGTCAAGTCTTAAAAAAAGTGAAAAAAAGTGATATAGGGCCTGGCAGATCAGTTACAGTTGGTGAACGGCTGTATACAAGCCCTATACCTTACACGGAATCATGCTGACATATGGCAAGATCGGTATAAACTGGCTGTTTAAAATGCGTTTCGCATTGTGAAGCCATTTTAACCGTTACAGCCATTTTTCTCTTTATAGAGTTCATGCTGACATATGGTGAGATCGGTATAAATGATCTCTCCGGATCATAGCAGATCATATACAGAATAAGAAAACCGGCACAAGATCAAGGGGTTAGGGCCGCAGAAGAGAAGGGCTTGACGTTTGGCCGGACGTGTGGCATAATGGGGGTGTGCCCGGTTCGGCACACGGTGCCTGTCCGCTGCGGGCTTGCTAGATAGTGAAAAGGTGATTCTATGTCGCTTTCGATTGATACTGCGTCTACTTCGTCCCCCGTTGCTCCTGCGCTCCTTCGTACGGTTGGTGAGGGTGAGACGATCACGGTAAAGGATATTCTGGATCTTGCTGGTGTCAGCAAGGTTACACTGTTGAAGATGATTGAATCTGCGGGTATTGTGCCTGTTGGTAAGGTTGTCTCCGGTGGTCGTGGTCGTCCTGCTTTTCTCTTTGATCGTGCGGATGTTCAGCGTATGCTTGATGCACGTCAGGCTTCGAAGCTGGCAAAGGATAACAAGCCTGTTGCGGTGGCACCGGTGAATGATACTGCGGATGCGGTCGCAGAGCCGGATGATGATAATGTTGATCCGGATCTGGCTGCTGCTCTTGCTGCACAGCAGGAATGAACTTGGCACACAAAACCGAATACTAAACAAAGGCTTATGGTTGTGCTATAAACAACCAAGTATTGGGGAATCGTCTAACGGCAGGACTGTGGATTTTGATTCCACCTATTGGGGTTCGAATCCCTATTCCCCAACCATTAACAAGAATTGTATATTGTGATATACAATTCTTGTTCTCTGGCACTATCGTCTAGCGGTTAGGACAGAAGCCTTTCAAGTTTCTTGCAAGAGTTCGAATCTCTTTAGTGTCACCAAAAGCACAGTTTCCGGAGCTGTTTAAAACCGGATTTATTGGCCAATAGCTCAGTTGGTAGTAGCGCATGACTGTTAATCATGAAGTCGTAGGTTCGACCCCTACTTGGCCAGCCAATAAAAGCCGGACACCTTGTGTGTCCGGTTCTTTTTTAAAGGAAAGGGAATCTATTGTTTAATACAAAGACCGACACTTTCAAGACTGCCCTTCACTATATTGAAATGTATGCGAATCCAATTCGCATGGCAATGATGGATCTTGAGAGTGGAGAAATTAAAGATGTAAATGTTGTTTCTCTTATCTCTCAGCTAATGGTTGATGAAGCCAGCCACAAACTTGATCATGAGGTATCTTTCTGATGCGTATTATCACTCGTGATTGTATTCAGGCATTGATGGATGGTCGTGATATCACCGTTGACAATACAAGGGTTCGTGGTGATACCCTTTTCCTGCACGGTAATCCGATCATTCAAGTTCGTGATGATGGTGTATACATTCAAACTGGTGGATGGAATACACCTACCACAAAGGAACGTTTGAATGGCTTGCCAAATGTAAGGGTTTATACCCACAAAAGGCAGCTTCATTTGAATAATACACCGTGGGATGGAAACTGGATTCGTGTTGATACGGATCTTCGATGATTGTTTTCTTAATTATCACTTTTTGTCTCTCGGCTATGTTTCCACTGTTTCTTCAAAATGTGTTCCAAAATTGGGAGTGAGCTATATGGAAATGACTCTTGAACAGTTGACGATTCTTACACCTGCTCTTCGTTTGATCAGTGGGTTTGAAATGGCTGCATATCGTGAGGCATTGCTCCAATCTTTGGAAGGTGTTAATATGCTTACAGAAGAAAGCAAGATTATTGCCCATGAATACGACAAGACCCTTGAATTCTATTCTATGAGTTTCAAGCCAGAGATCCAGTAGAGATCACGTATAATTTAAAAAACCGATGACATTCTGCGGGGTTACGTGCCCCGCTCTTTGCCCTTGACGTTCCCGCAGATCGGTGCTACAATAGGCGCATGCAAACCCGATCCGCTTCCGCTCGTGCCTTTTCGATCATTATGATGCGCGGTGTTAAAAAGGATAATGTTATTCGTTTTGCCCTTTCGTTGAATGATAAAGAAACCGAAGAAGCAACGGACACTTTTCACCGTCAAGGGCCGCGTTTGTGGGGTTTCTGGTGTAAAGCAATGGATGAACGAAAGAAGAACAATATGATTGTTCCTGCCGTTTTCCGCTGAACTGCTATCATATAACAGAAAGGATTGTGAATATGGCTAAGGTTATCATTTCTCCCGGTTTTGGTGGTGGTTTCCGTGGTAACGTAAAGCACCGTTTTGATCCCGAGCTCATTCGTATCATTGAAGAAAAGGAAAACCTCGTTCCAGGAGAACGTGGAAACCCTGAAAAGCGCAAGGCACTCGATGCACAGTTAAAGCTGCGCCTGCACGTGCTGGATATTCAATGTGATCCGTCAAAGCTTGCGGTTATTGAATTGGCTTCTGGTAAGCGTTTCAAGATCGAAGAATATGATGGCTCAGAATATATCATCACGGAAGATGATCTGAATATGGTTGCACCCTGAACTCTGCGAGGATTAAACATATGGAATATCTCTATCTGCAAGATGGTTTCTATGATGGTAAAGATCCAAAGGAGATTCAGCGTTTCCTGGATACAGTTGAAAACGGTGGATACAAGCCAACAAAGGGTGATAGTGTGACAGTGGTTGCCTTGTCACCTTTGAATGACGACGAGCTCCCTTGTTAGGGAGCTTTCTTTTTATCTGTGATCTGTCCTAGAGATCACGAGAGATCACATACACCGAAAGAAAGCACCGTGTTTTCAAGGGGTTAGCGGCGCACGTTTCTCCTCTTGACATTCCCGCCCGATCCGGTATAATGGGCGGGGATTCGCTTCCTGCTAACCCGTTCCACGGATCACTGTATGATGAATGTCAATGATGCGATGACTGTCCTTGCTACCCTCACGCACGGTGAGATCGGCGCTCTTTCTGATAACGATCTGCGCGCTTTGCAGGATGCTGCCAAGTATATCACGCAATCGACCGTGACGCACCTTGCCAAGCGTAAAGCGGAAGCGGAAGATCGCGAGCGTCATAACCGTAACCTTGCAAAGCGTGCGGAACAAACCGCAAACAATACAAAGTGTGCGAGTGTGCAAGACATTCCAGAGTATAAACAGCTCGTCATGCTTGCCAACCTTCTTGCATACAGCCGCAAGAAGAATGACGGCAATAGTGTCAAGCTGGAAAGCAAGATCGAAGCGATCTTGGAAGTGTACGGTATGAACGACAAGCGTGTTATGGCTCACCTTGTCAACCTTGCTAGCTGATAACCTTTTCACCCTATACTGTAAACCTTCCCGAGAACAAGAGAGAAAAGATATAATGAATACCGTGAACAAGCCCAAGCTTCCTAACTATTTCCTCAAGTCGCGCCCCCATCACCTTGACAATAAAGTTGTCACTTGGTTCAACCTTGATCGTGTAAAGGTTGGTCGTTCGGTTGACTTCAACCGTACACAACACCATGGCACCGTTGCCCTTGTTTCACCGTGTGGTGAGATTGCCTTGGTTCGTCAAGCTGATCGTATGGTTGAAGTGGAAGTGTGCGAGCTTACCACGCTTTGAAACGTTTCAGTTAGAACGTTCGAATCCTACACTAACCCACCTTCATGGTGGGTTTTTTGTTTTCTTTTTAAACCGTTCACCACGAGTTCATTTGGTGTATGGTAGAACATCGAAGAGTTCCAGGGAGATCACGTATATGATCTGGTAGAGATCAGGGGGAGATCACAGATAAGAATAAAAAACCCTCACAGTTTCGCGGACTTGGCACGACACGCACAAAGGGCTTGCGCTTTTCTTAGGACCGTGCTACAATGTGCAGGCGCCGGACGGGTTGCGGTTCCCACGGTGCGATTCACTAGCTAACCGCTTGTCTGCTGAGGGGTCAACAATATGTCGAACGTCAACAACACCGCCCGCAAGTCGATTGTCCGCGCTCAGGACGTTGCGCTTTCTTTCCTTATGGGTGGCATCGGTGCCGTGCAAAAGCTGCACACTGATAAGGGCTTCACGGCATCGACGCTTGATAGCGCAATCGACACGATGAACGAGGGTGGGCAGGACACTGCGTCGCTTGTTACGCTGCGCGATCAGCTGTTTGTTAAGTCGACGGGTTCGCGTGGTCGTAAGGCTGCGTCGATTGGCGATGCCCGTCATTACAGTGTGCAGGAAGTCGGCGAAACGGGTGCGTTTGTTCGTCTGCCCGTTGGCCTGCTCGGGCTTGTTAAGGGTGACGAAGTTCGCGTCACGTTCCTCGACGGTCGTATTGTTGTTGAGTCTGCTGCTAGCTGAACCAGCAGACAACCAACATAGCCGGTACCGGCCAGCAATAGCAAACCAGCCCCGCGACAAGCGGGGTTTTTTTATATGCGAGAACATAAGAAGACATAAAGAATAAACATATAAAAAACACATACCCCTCCCCCCTCCCCCTGTATACCGGAATCTAACTACCATAGCCATATAGTGTATAGTTGGCGCCATAATACACGCTTGAAATACCGGCCAAATTTTTGGAATTTTTTTTAACAAGGTGCGTTAAGGGGGGTGGCAGAAAAATTCCCGGCCAAAATTTTCCCCAATTGGCTTTTAAACAGGCAAAAGGCTAATTATAACATTAAAACATTAATATGAAAATAAAATTAAAAAAGAACCGCATAAAAGAAACACTAAACCGTTTGGCTGAAATAAGCGCAAAATCAGTTGGCTTAGATCCCAAACGTGACACAACGTTAAGTGATGATGACCTATTGTCCATGATAAGCGATAAGGATATCAATGCCAATCCAGGTTACGGTTTTATGTTGCGTAATGGTTATATCCCGGTTGGTAGAGATACAGTAGATGAAGAAGGTGATAGAGTATTTTCAGCTAAATTAGGTGAAGGCGCATTTGGTGTTGTATACGAAGCAACAAAAGCCGGAACAGATAAGCGTTATGCGGTTAAAATCACCGGAGATACGAATGAGGTGCGAATCCGCAAGATGTTAGAGGATGCTCGCGAAAAGCTGCCAGAATCGATTATGGCTCATTTCGTGAGGGTTGATGATATCATTGAGGTTGAGAGCACACCGGTAAGCACCTATGGAACAAAAAAGAAGTTCCTTATTGCCATGCAATTGGTAAGACCAATGAATAAATTTGAAAGCACAGCACTATTCAAGGGTGTTAGCGAACTTACAAGAATGACAGCAGATTTTAATTCAAAATATATTATTAAAGATCCAAAGATATTCAAAGAATTGTTTAATAATCGTATTATGAAGTTTTCATTTGCTGATGATTTAATTTTTAATTTTTCTTCCATAAGAGCATCGAAAGGTTCAAAACCAACAGATAGAGAAAAAGAATCATTTGCTGAAAAGGCACATCAACTTGATCAAAAATTAAGTGATGACCTTATGAAAGGCTTGGATGATTCCCTGTTGGGTTTCTGGAAAGAAACAATGACAAGATTATTGGCTAGCCAAAATACGGATGATCTTTCAAGTTATGGTTCGCTTTATGGCTATGCTGCCGTTGAAGTTGTTGTGGAACTTTGTAAAGAAATTGCCAAGAAGGATGGCAAGCGTTACGAACTCTTGTTAAAAGAAATGGGTCTTGGTGAGGCTTTGGAACGTGATGGTCCGTTAGAAGATTATTTATTTGATAGAATAGTAAATCTTTCTTCACAATTTGAACACGGTATGAGAAACGAATGGAAAGATTTTATTAAAAACCGTTACGGTAAAGAACAAGGCGAATTCAAAATGAAATATGCCTATGGTGATTTTGTAAATACACTTAAAGCCGGCGAAGACAAAGGGAAAATTAGGGAAAAATTTAACGAAATTGCCGAAAAAATGCCCGAAAAAGTGAAAAATTTTATGGGTGCTTTGATGACGCTTGCCCTCGACGAAGGGATTTTGTGGCGCGATTTGCACGAAGGTAATGTTATGATTGACCCGCAAACGCGTGAATATGTTGCGGTTGATGTTGGATTGTTTTCAACAGATAGTGTATTAAAACAGCGTTTTTGATAACGAAATACTATTTATTTTTTATTATGGCCTAAATTTGCAAATTTATGTTGGGCCTGTTAACGTTAACAATGGAGATTAAGAAATGAAAGTTAGTAAAGAACAATTAAAGGCACTAATCAAGGAAGAACTTGATGCCGTTATGAAAGAAGAAGAAAGTGATTTGGAAGAAGCTAAAAAAATAAAAGATACATATGGCAGAGAAGTAACTAAAGCCTTTAAAGACGATCTTGCCGCCCAAGATAAAAAGAATGCTCTTGCTTCAATTAAGAAGCAAACATTAAAAGGTAGAATAGAAGAAACTGAAGAATTGGAAGAAGCTGGTAAAAAGGGTCCAAGTATACCACAACTTGCCAATGTATCAAATCCAAGGAATAGACTCAAAGATATTCACTGGTCAAGTGAGGATGAAAATGTTCCCGGAGAAAAAGATGATTTCTTCGATGAATATTCAACATTAGCTCCAACAACTACAGCTACAGAAGAAATTCATGGTATGTTAAAAGTACTCAAGATTGATCCAGAAAGTCCAGAAGGTCAAGAGCTTACTGATAAAATAAAAGCAGCTGCTGCAGTAAGTGGTGAAAGATCTGATTCAAGATTGAAGAGCTGGAAACACGGTAATAATCGTGGAGATCCTTTGGCTTCAAGACAACCAATTGGTATGACAAAATCTGGTACACTTAAGAAAGCAGATATAAGATCTAGAAAAAATGATATTAAACGCAATTTGGGTTTGGATGAAAGCGAATTAGAAGAAGACAAGCAAATGGAACAAATTGCTGAATCATTCCGCAGATTTACAAAAATTTTGAAGGACTGATTACAATTTAATTCGTTGATTTAAGGCACCCGAAAGGGTGCTTTACTTCTTTTGTGGGTCGTGGTAAGCTAACGAACCTTTCGCGGAGCCTTCTGTGACAAAAATTTATGATGAGATTGATATTGACTTCCCTGCTATGGGAAGTGGTGAAGAAATTTACAAATTTTTAATTGAGAAAAGTTCAACTGGTAAACAACTTATCGAAGCAATTAAAAATAAAAATATGAAAGAAATGTGCTTTCTTTCTGCTCGCCTTGGAAAAATTGGCTATTCAGATTCGGAATTAGAAAAATTTTTTCAACACGTATTCCACACAAAAGGAATCTAGGGTAAGAGATCAGCCCTTGACAAACTTAACGCCTCGTGTTAAGATGACTCACCAAGCCGCTGCGCGGCTCTTTTCAGAAAAGGATTTAAATTATGCGTTCACTACTAGTACTAACCGTTCTACTTGCTCTTTCAGCTTGCTCAAAGAAGGAAGAAGCTGCTGCTACTTCAACTGTTGAAACAGCTCCAGCTGTTGCTTCACAGTCAGCCGAAGTTACAGCCGGAACTCCAACTGTAACAGAAACTTCAGCTGTTACCGTTGCTCCAACTGCTGCCACACCAGCAACAGCTACCGAAACACCTGCTCCAGCCGTTTCAAAATGATTGATACTATTTAAACTATGCGAGGCATTCGAGCCTTGTAACAAAGTAGTTTAAATATATTAAAACATAAACGTATTTGAGCAAAACTAAATATAGGAAGCCACCGAGAGGTGGCTTTCTTCTTTTCTGCCGTCGTTGACAAACTTTTTTGCTTGTGCTAGACTAACCACAGGAGCGTGCATATGCTAGGCTTATGTTGCCAATTCCTTCAACCTTTTAAGAAAAGGAATGGCCTTGTAGAAAATAAAAATATTATTACGGAAAAGAGTCTGCAACTTGGTGCTTACAAGAGCAACAAGTATACAGTCAATCGTATTTCTGCAACATACCACAACAATGTTGATGAACACTTAAAAATTGTTCCAAAGCTTGTTGAAAATAAAATTAAGTCATTCCGACTTTCAAGCAGTTTGTTTCCACTTTACGAATTCACCAAGGAAACAATTTGGAATGACGATATTCTACGTCGTAAACTAAAAAAACTTGGCGACGAATTTAAGAAGGCCGGTATTCGTGTAACAACACATCCGGGTCAATTCACTATTATCAATAGTGATGCAAGTCACGTAATCACCAATTCAATTGCTGAATTGGAATATCATGCTTGGATTTTTGATCAGATGGGTCTTGATCAAACGCCATTCAATGCCATCAACATTCACGGTGGCAAGCGTGGTAATTCTAAACAGTTGGTTGAGTCAATTGGTAAATTGCCAGATAATGTTCGCAACCGTCTTACACTCGAAAACGATGAACGTTGTTTTTCTGTTAAGCAGTTGATGCATATCAATAAAGAAACTGGTATTCCAATTGTTTTTGATTCTCATCATCACCAGTTCAATCAGGATGGCTTCAATACAGAAGATGCCTCCACTCACTCGATTCTAACTTGGAAACGCAATGGCGAGTATTTTAAGCCGTTACAGCACCTATCCAATACAGAGCCGGGAATGGAGAATGGTTCATTTCCAGACCGAAGGAAACATAGCCAATATATTCACTATGTTCCAGACTGTCAATTAGAACTAGCAAAACAAAATCTAATTGATCTAGATGTTGAAGCCAAGATGAAAAACTTGGCTATTATGAAAATGCGTAAAGACTTCAATATTGAACTATGATTAGACAATTCAAAGAATTAATTATTAGATATAAAAATGCTTATATCAAAAATAAAATTGATTCTCTGAATTATTCTACCTCGTTAGTTACCAGTTGTGCCATTCCGGTCCTTCGAATGAAAAGGAAGATTTGGATGGTTGAATCAATTTGTTTTGATACGTTCCATATTGAACATAATTGGTTTGAAGATGAGACACATTTGGCAGAATATTTAATAATTTTAAAAAGTTTAAATTGTTTGTATGATATTAAAGAATATGATATTGAACTGTGATAATTAAATTATGTGACAACTGTTCAGATTGTTACATTATATCTTCTTTTTATATTCTTTGGAATATATAATTTAACTCTTATTGTATTTTTATTTTTTATAATCTCGGATTTTGAAATATGGCAAACTTTAAAGAAGGCGATTGGGTTCAAATAACAGGAACTCCTGATCTCAAATGGAGCAGATGGTCAAACAATCCAGCTTATTATAACAATTTTTTAAATAAAATTGGACAAATCAAAGAAATTGAAGAGGATTATGACGATCCATTACAATTTCAATACAGAGTTGGTGTCGAATTTGAATATGAAATTAACGATGGATATTCAAAACTATCTCCTGGCAAATATTATGAGTGGTTCAAAGGCGATCACTTAATAAAATCTTCAAAATATGAAGCAGATCGCAAAATGGCACAAGCAAAAGCTGCCAACGATTTACAAGAATGGGAAAAGTTTAAGAAAAAATCCACAGACGATGCCCTAAGAAAGGTTTTTTGTCCTGAACCTAAGACCGAAGAGGGCAAAGAAGGTACAACAAAAGAAGAGCCATACGATCCTTGTGAACCATATGACCCTTGGCACGTAAAAACTAATCCAGGAGATATACCAGATTACAATTCGATGCAAAAAGACGATGAGTATGATGTGAATATGTTAGATTTTTTAAATCCAAATGATCCATATTTTAATCCGGATTGATTTTTTACCACATATTTATTTATGTGGAGATTATTGAGCATTTATTAGTCGGTGATTTAGTATATTATAAAGGACCACCAATCTTAAATCCACAAGATTGGTTAAGAATTGCTAGTCATAACAACGGATTAATAAATCTCGATGATTTGGCAATTGTTTTAGAATGTGATAATTTCTTAAAAATCGCAAATGTCTATTTTCAAGAGAGTGATATAGAAATTCCACGAATTTCTTATAAATATCTAATTAAAGTCTCTTATTAAAGAACTCCGCCTATTTATAAGGTGGGGTTTTTTATTTATGACTATGAAACTTTTGCTTGAAAATTGGAAAAAATTTATGAAAGAGAACGATGAACCAAATCCTGCCAATTTGGATCAACAGTATGATTCTGCTCACGTCGTGATCAAGAACAAAATAGGACAAGTTTTGCTCCTGAAACGTTCCGAGGTGGATGAATGGATGCCGGGTAAATGGAGTCTTCCCGGTGGTGGCAAAAGAGAAGAAGAAGATCTCATTCAAGCTGCTGTTCGCGAGGTCAAAGAAGAAACTGGCCTAGAAGTTATGCCAGAAGATCTTCATTTTCTAGAAGATATCAGTAAAAAACAAAACCACGCATTCTTTATTGCTACAAAAGCAATCGGCTCTGTTAGATTAGACAGTGAAAACAGTGAATATATCTGGGCAGATACAAGTAAATTGATTCCAAAAGACTGTGTTCCAGATTTAATACAAGTTTTAGGCTCAGTTTCATCTTTGGAAGAGAAAAGGGTTCCAAAAGGCTTTGAAAAAACACCTTTTACAAATAAATTGAAGGGTGGACAAGCAGATAAAGCAAAACCAAGTCAATTTGAACCAAAAGAATTAAGAAAAGGCATAAAACATGAATTAGAACATTCATCTGATATGGATCAGGCAAAAGAAACCGCTGCTGACCATTTAGTTCAATATAAACACTACTATGATGAACTAGAAAAAATGGAAAAGAAGCTAGAAAAAGACGAAGATGAATAAAAAACGGCACCAATTAAGGTGCCGTTCTTATTTAGACTAGTTAAACAGTTCAGGATTGAAGTAATACTTCGTTCCAGCTACCAGTTCCATTTACAGCATGGAAACCAACAGCTTCTGTGACTATTATTTGCTTATTCAAATTTGCGCCGGCAGCTCCCGGAGAAGTTGCAACTGATATTGAATAAATTTTTTCATTAGGTGTAGCTGAAGATGTTATTGTTACTAATGGATTTGTCATTAATCCCATCTTCATTCTTGGTAATGTTGGATAAACGCCTGGATCGTTACCGAAATACATTAGGTATTTTGTATTTGCAGAAACTGAACCCGTATAAATTGAGTAACTTATACGACTATCAAACCAGAATGTGCCTGCTGCCATTTCAGCTGGTGTGGTGGCTCTTGTGCGCATTGTATAAACTGTCAAGAATGGACGCCAACTTGATGAAACAGCGGTATTGGCATTCATAGTTACAACAGCATATGCACCATCTAATTGTGAAACGGAAGCACTGTTTGTTTGAGAAGCATCATAGAAGTAATAACCCATCGATGAACTGACACCAGTTGCCGATGCGTTTTTATACATCCAGCCACTACTTCCGGTTGGGAAGGCGCCAACACCGGTTGGTGGTTTTAAGCCCGGTTCGGCGTTTGAGTATACAGCAGGAGCGAGGGCTGAATTATAGGCCATGGGAATATAATTTGTTGCTGAACCACTTACTACTACTGTTTTTATACTGCCGCCAGCAGCACTAATTGTTACTGTGCCAGTTTTTAAAGCTGAAGCTGTTGGTCTAAAATTTGCTGTAACAACTTGGCTACCGCCACCTGTCAAACTAAATGTTGCTGGTGAGAAATCAAATTGATCTGAATTATCAGTTAATGTGATTGTTTCTGTTGCTTCACCAGTTGAATTGACTGTAAAAGTCAATGAACTGCTTGAATTAACAGCGATATTGCTGAATGATAATGATGACACACTTGTTGATAATACAACTGGTGTCTTTTCTACGTAGAAAAACATTTTTTAAATCTCCTAAATAAGTTAATTGGTAATTGCCACGACGACAACCACCAAATACTATAATTAGTTTGTAAACTTTTTAAGTTTTTAATTAGCTTGCAGTATATTTATTTGTTATACAGTGCAGGTAAAAATATGAAAATCATTATTAAAAAAAGTAAAAATGAAGCAATTCTTCCAAAAGGTTCCGAAGGTGTTCAAACAATTCACTTTGAAGAAAGTGATTGTGGCATGTATGAAGGCATGTGTGATGAAGGTGAATCGCACCAAATCGAATTATATTATGAAGATTATGATTGTGGATGCCAACAACCACTAGAAGAAGCTGAATATCAAGGACGTTCAGTTCCATTAAATAAGCCAATGAAGGGCGATGTTAAAAAATTTAAAGTTTATGTTCGCGATCCAAGTACCGGAAACGTAAAAAAGGTTAACTTTGGTGATCCGAATATGAGAATTAAGAAGAGTAATCCAGCAAGAAGAAAATCTTTTAGAGCTCGTCATCACTGTTCAAGTCCCGGTCCAAAAACAAAAGCCAGGTACTGGAGTTGCCGTAAGTGGTGAAAGGGACGATACAATGATTAAAATTAAAATACTTGATAATATAGATGCGAAACAAAGCAGCAAAGAAAACAAAAGCGCCGCTGATAAAAACGACAAAGAAACATTAGAACGAATCGCAGATGAGCACGTAGGCTATATGGAAATTAGCGAAAAAGCAAATGGTTTTTGTTGTAGAGACTGTAAAGGTCTAAACTCAAAAGGTTTTTGTGAAAATCCAGATGTTCAAGCTTATGTTTCAGCTGATTACGGATGTTGTAATTATTTTAATCCAAAAGAAGCTTTGATTGTTTTTCCAAAAAAATAATTTTTTAATTTAAATTGGTAAATAAAATGAACGATATTAAATGGCAACAATTCTTAACAGAGGCTGTTAAAGTTAAAGGCAAAAGTTATATTGGCAAAAAACCAGAAGAGGTTCTGGATATGCTCGATAATCTTGGTGACAAGATTTGGATTTTCTTTGATACCGAAACAACTGGTCTTAAAGCAAAAGATGAACAATTGTTAGAAATTGCTGCCATTGCTGTTGATCCTGCCAAATGGTTGGAAGACGCAGAAGTGATGGATACATTTCACGTCAAAATCAAATTAACCGACGATTTAAAAGCCCGTTTAAGCGACTTGGATTCGGATCAGCGTAAGGAATGGGAGAAGCGTAATACGAAGTCCAGCAAGCCTTTAAAGCAGCCACAGGATGTATTGGCTATGACCAAGTACGGTGAGAAAGGAATGAAGACAATTGACCAAAATGAAGCATTGGAACAATTCCACGAATTCGTATCTGGTTTCAAGGATGCTGTTCTTGTAGCACAAAATGCTACCTTCGATATGGGTTTTATTAACACACTAAGTCCAAAGCCGCTACCAAAATTCAAAGTTGTCGATACATTACAGCTTTTAGATCATCAAGTTGTGCCTGTTTTACGGACCTTGGCTACCGGCGATTTCGAGCCAGCAGATCCCAAAGTACAAAAGCGTGCAAATGAGATACTCAATGTTTTGAAGGGTTCTTCTTCTCTCGGTAAGGTAACCGTGGCTTACGGAATCAGTGCGGATAATTGGCATAGTGCTTTAGCTGATACAAAGATGCTTATGAAAGTGTATAAAAAAATAGTAGATACACTTAAATATGTTGAAAACTTACAAAACATCAATGTTAGACCTGCGCAACAAAAGGCAGTTAAAAAAGCCATTGATAGAGAAAAGTGGTTCGCAAGAAATAGATAAACTTTTACTATTTTGACACTAATTATCTTAAAATGGTTCTAATTTTCTTCCTAGTGAAGTGGTTAAAACAGATAAGAGGACTTTATTATATAATTTGTTCTCACGGATTAAAAAACTGAATATGTTGAGGATTTTAAATTGATGGAAGACAGAGTGGCTCTTGTTAAGGAATTGATAAGAGCCTTTTATCCTTTTGCCAAGAAGCACTTGGGCTTTAATAAGCCTGTTCGTTTATTTTTGCGCCATGATTCGCAAAATGCTGCCCAACCATTAGGTAAAACCGCATATTATGATCCAGAGCATATGTCTATAACCCTATACGTATCGGATAGGCATCCAAAAGATGTTGTTCGCTCTATGGCGCATGAATTAGTTCACCATAAACAAAATTGTGATGGAAGATTAACTAATATCAATACAGATAATATAACAGAAGATACAAATCTAGAAGAATTAGAAAAAGAAGCCTACGAAAAAGGCAATATTTGTTTTCGTTCTTGGGAAGATATGTATAAAGTACATAAAGCAGATACAGAAAAAGTATTGGAGAATAAAATAATGAATGAAAAGAAAGAAGGCGAATATTCAGGCGATATCACCGAAAATGATACCGTAAAAGAATATTATGTTAAAAGAGCCGAAAAGGTTGCTGAACAAGTGGCCAATCGTATGGGAAACAAATTTGGTTTCAAGTTTGATTTAACTGAAAAAACAGAACAGAAAGGTGGTGATTCAAAATGAGAAAATCAAAGAAGCTAGCTCTATTAAGACTACGTAAACAAAAACAAGAAGCTGCAGCGGCCGAAGACGCCGCCAAATTGGCTGCTGAACAAGCTGCCAAAGAAGCAGAAGAACGTGCCGCAAAGGAAGCCGCAGAAAAGGTAGCAAAAGAAGCTGCTGCTAAAGCCGCGAAAGCCAAAGCAGAAAAAGAAGCCGCAGAAAAGGCTGCCAAAGAAGCTGCTGAAGCCGCAAAATCTGCTGCCGCAAAAGAGGAATGATAAATGTCAAAAACTTTAAATGATTTAACAAGAGACTTCCTTTTAAATGAAGGAACAATGAAAGAAGCTTCATTAAAAGCCTATATTCAGGCTCTTGAAGAAAATATTTTAAAGTTTGAGGCTCGTTCAAATACAGAAGCAAGAAGACTTGAAGTTATGAAAGAACAGCTACGTGGTATCAAAAGAAACACACGTAGATTAGAGGAACAACTTCATCTTCTTGAAAGCAAGAATCTAGAATTACAAGAACAGTTAAGTTTGCTACAAGAGAAAAAGGATACAGCAGAAAATGTTTGATCTACTGTTAGAAGGTCGCCTTGGTGGTCACATGAGCCATATATATGAAAATGGCGATTTAACTTTTGGTGAATTAAAAGATGTTTTTAAGCAAGCATCAAAAGGCAAATTACAAGGCACCGAAAAAACAGACGGTCAAAATATTAAATTATCGTTCTCTGTCAAGAGACAGGTAGCTCTTGGAGCAAGAAATGCGACACAGATTAAGCAAGGCGGTCTTTCAACAGACGAAATGGTTGCTTTCTTCGCAGATCATCCAAATCCAAATTTGAAGTTGGCATTTGGTGACGCAGTTAAGATTTTCGAAAAAGCTGTCAAACTATTGGATGTTGAAACCCAAATTGAACTGTTTGGTTCAAATGCTGACATTTGGTATAATGCCGAAGTAATGGATGATAGAACTCGTAACGTAGTTAATTACGATACAAGAAATCTTCTTATTCATCGCACAGGTCACGCATTATATGATAAATCAACTGGTAAAATAGTAGAAGATACAACTGGCGAAACAGATAAAAAATCAACCAAATTTATGAACTTTCTAGAAAAAGTTCAAAATAAGGTTTCCAACAAAAGACACGCCATTCTTATAAATCCAATCCAGAATCTACAAGCTTTAAGTAACAAGGAAGCATTACGTATAGCTATTTCCGGAGTCGAAAAAGTAATGTCAAAATATGGTTTGAGTGATAACAATACCATAAATGATTTACTTCGTAAGGATTTGAACGAAAGAATTAAAACAAGACTTCCAGAAGAAATTAAAGCAAAAATTATTTCTAACTTTTTGGATGTTGGACCAAAAGTTGGCAAGAAAGAATTGAAAAAAGACTTAACATCAGAATTGCGTGCCGAAGTTGATCAAATGATCGATAGTGGCACCACTTTGATGAAAGAAGCAATAAGACCAATTGAAATAATTGTTACAGACTTTGCGGCTGAAATGTTAAAAACACTTGAAAGTATTTTTATTTTAGATAACAAAACTGAAACAGAAAGATTATCAAAAGAAGTTCAAGCAGCAATTCAACAAATCCAGTCTTCTGGCAAAAAAGGTGATTTGGATTTCTTGAATCGCCAATTAGAAAAACTAAAAGGCGCTGATTCTATCTCTTCTGCTGTTGAAGGCTTTGCTTTCAGCTATAAAGGCCATCTTTACAAGTTTACAGGTAAATTTGCTCCTGTAAATCAGATCCTGGGTCTATCAAAGTATGGTAGAGGCAGTAAGTCAAGTCCAGAAGAACTTACAGAAGTTTCTAGTGGCTCAAAACGTTATGATATTGCTTTGTTGGGCGGTGGTTTCAAGCCACCACATAAAGGTCATATTGAACTATTAAAACAACTAGCGGCAAAAGCAGATCATGTCATTGTTTTAACAAGCGATAAGTCATCAAAGGAAAGAGCATTTAGTAGCGGACAACTAAAAGGCCAAATAATTGATGGTGCCAAATCAAATCAAGTTTTAAAACAGATGATTTCTCAGGTTCCTGAATTGTCAAATGTTGAATTAAAGATTACCTCAGCTCCACTTCGTTTTATATTTGAATATGTTGAAAAAGAAGCAGCATATGGCGAAACAATACTTCTTGGTGTTGGCGATAAAGAAGATGATGCCAAAAGATTTGCTAATATTGGTAAATACATTCCAAAAGATAGCAATATTAAAGTAGATATCGAAGTGCTCAAACCAACCACTTTTAACGGTGAAGCTTTAAGTGCCAGCAGAATGCGTGAAGTTATTTCAAATGGCAATTTGAGACAATTAATTAACTTTATTCCAGATGAAATTACTGATAAAACAAGATTTGCTCAATTTATATTAGATACTTTTTTAGGAAAAACTGAAAAATCTCTTGAACAAGAAATAGAAGAAGAAGTATTAAATCTATTTAATAAAGATAATATAAATGAGATGAGTGCGGTCGGTGCTGGTGCCATGGCATTTAGTCCGGCAGCAATTGGAGCGGAACCAGTAAAGAGGAACAAGAAAATGAAAGAAATCAAAAGAGAACAATTTATGGAAGAACTACAATTAAGAAAGATGATCCGTAAGGCTCTTGTTCTTCGTGAAGAAAAAAAGAAAGCTGCTTTACAGCAAGAAGAGCTTTTAAGAAAAGAACTTCGTAAAATTATACGAGAAGCAAAACAAGATTTTAACTACGGTAACACCGGTTTAAATAAGCTTGGTGCTTTCTTACAGGTTAAGAAACCACTTATTTCCTCTGAATACAAACAGCTTCAAACTGATAAGAGTCAACGTGACGCTTTCAAGGCTCGCTTGCTTGACCGTTCCAAGGAATTGTTTGATGAATTAGAAGCAAAATTACAAGCTGGCAAGGGAGGTTCCGAAGATGAATCTGAACTTGAAGAAGAAATTAATGTTTCTATTGATGAGCCAGTCGATAACAAACTTTTGCCAGGTATTCTTGATCCAAAGAAAGAACCCAAAGCTAAAAAAGATAAAGAAAAAGAATTTAAAGTTGAACCAACTGGCGAAAGAGAAGCTTCTAACTTTTTTGAAAGTTATGAAGGTGAACTTACAGAAATTTATACTGGACTTGACAATCCAACCGATCGACAGATGTTCCGGGATTACTACATGAGTAATGTAGCCGCTATCATGGATCAGGCTGAAGCTGAAGCTGGTAATGTTGCTAAACCAGTTGACACAACACCACCAGAAGGTGCTCAAGCTCAACAAACAACTAGCGAACCAGCACCAGATCAGCAAAATCAACCAACTGTTTGAACTGAGCACGTTTTGTATGTAGCATAAGATCGGATCTTTGTTCAGAAGATCCGATCAGATCACACACTTGTCGTCACAGCCTCTTAACAGATCAAACTGGATCTGATTATAATCGATCTACCAGATCAGATCTTAATAAAAATAAATAAAATCAAATACAAATAAATAAAGATCCTATAAAATACTAATATAAGATCTTATAAGAAAGAACTGAATACTATGAGTAGATCTTTTAAAGATATCGGAACAGATATTGGATCTTTGGTAGAACAGAAAAACAAAGCTTATGGATCTTCTTTTGAAAAAAGTGCTGAGATCATAAAAATTCTTTATCCAGATGGTGTAAAACCAGAACAATATACAGATCTTTTAGCTATTACTAGAGTTCTTGATAAATTATTCAGAATTGCTACCAAAAAAGATGCCTTTGGAGAAAGTCCTTGGCAAGACATAGCAGGTTATGCTATTTTGGGTATCAGTAAGGATGAAAAATGATTTCAGTTCCATATGAAAAGAAAAAGAAAATCTACGGAACAAGGAAACATTATTCAGTCATCTCTAAATTAGAGAATGACGGAAAAATAAATGAACAGTTCCAGCTTATGATGAATAAGTTATCATTTGAAGAAGTAATTGCTGCCAAGTTAGAATTAGCAGCAAAAGCTTCTGGTGGTTTTATTTATGGCATACCTATTTGGAACTCGTTATTACATATAGTTCGTGATGCTACATTAAAATTTGCTTTATCAGCGACACGCACAAAAGCAGAAGCAGCCAGATTTCTTGGTGTAAATATTGATAATTTTAACACCTATTTAGATCAATACGAAACAGAAAATTATTTTGAAGATTCAGAAAATAAAAACTAGTTAAGATTACGGGCTTGTAGCTCAATTGGGAGAGCGCCAGATTTGCATTCTGGAGGTTGTGGGATCGTCCCCCATCAGGTCCATAAATTTCTTTGTGGTGTGTGGAGAATTTGAACTTCACACACTATTTATTTTATGACTAAAAAAATACAAAAACAATGTTTGGCATGTAATAAAATATTTTTGGCACCTTCTTCAGAAGTCAATAGAGGTAATGGTAGATATTGTTCTATAGATTGTGGAAGAAAATCAAGAAGTCTGTTTAAAAAACAGAAACAGCATAATTGTCATTGTGCTTTTTGTAATAAAACATTTTATAGAAATAATACAAAACAAAAAGCATCAAGAAGTGGATTACAATTCTGCAATCGATTATGTAAAGAAAAAGCTCAAAAATTAGGTGGTATAAAAGAAATACAACCAGAACACTATGGAAAGGGCGTTTTCGATTATCGTAAATTTGCTTTAGAACAAAAACCACACGTTTGTGAAAAATGTGGTTATAATAAAATTCCACAAATTTTAGAAGTTCATCACAAAGATAGAAATAGAAAAAATAACGATATTTTAAATTTACAAATTTTATGTTCTAGATGCCACGATGAAGAACACTATTTAACAAATACTGGAAAATGGCTTAAAAAGTTTGAATAAACTAATTAATAAAAGTTATGATCAAAAAATTAATTTCAGCAATCAGAAAAAAGAAAGAAGACCCATCGGTTCGTCCGTGGGGCAATTATCAGATTCTTCACGAAGAAGATTCTCATAAAGTAAAAGTAATAACTGTTCTTCCTGGAAAAAGATTAAGTCTCCAGTCACACGAGAAGCGTGAAGAATTTTGGGTTGTTGTTGAAGGTGAAGGTTTAATGACATTAGGAATAATGAAGTTTACTATGAAAGTAGGAGACAAAGTTAAAATACCACTCAGAACAAAGCACAGAATAGAAAATATAGGTTCAGTTCCACTTAAATTTATTGAAGTTCAGACTGGTACCTATTTTGGTGAAGATGATATAATCAGATATGAAGATGATTTTGGGAGAGCACAATGAAACTAAGAGTTGATAATGTAAAAGAAAACGGTGATGGTTCAGTTACTGTTGACTTTGAAATAGACGATGAAATGGAAGAGTTTATAGCTAAACGATACGGTGTCACTGTTGAAGAACTAACTCCGGAACAAACCCAAGAATTCGTCTTAGAGGCAATAAACGGTTTAGTAAAAGAAAAAGAAAAAGAATTACAACAACCTTGATTTCTTGATAGTGCGTAATGTGTGGTTAATACCCGTATTACGCACTATTTATTTTTATGAAAATTATATTTGAAAAAGAAAAGAAAGGTGATCGTTGTACACGTATTGCGAAGCGCAAATATGATGTATGGCCATCAGCATATGCTTCTGGAGCTGTTGTTAAATGCCGCCAAGGAAAGATTTGGAAAGGTATTAGTGAAGAAATAACAGAAGAAGAATTACAAGAAATGATAGCCGAAGAGCTAGCCGAAGAATTAAATAATTTAGAAGAAGAAAAAAAGAAGCCCGATTTCAAAAAAGAGAAAGAACAAGGACTACATGGTTGGTTTTCCAGAAAAGGCGGAAAAGATGGAAAAGGTTGGGTAGACTGTAATACTTGCCGCACAGACAAAGAAACTGGAAAAAAGACTTGTAAATCTTGTGGTAGACAAGAAGGCGAAAAAAGAGCTAAATATCCGGCTTGTAGACCAAAGCCAGGTGATTGTGGATCTACCGGTAAAGGAAGCGAGTGGGGCAAGAAATCAGAATCTGTTGAAATAGAAAATTCTAATCTATTAGAACAGGAAGAAGATCCCAAGAAGCAAGCAGATGCTGCTATAAAGGATGCCGCCGCCGTTGCCAAAGCTGCCGAACAAGAGAAAAGAGCGCAGGTGATGGTCAACAAAGCAAGACCATCAGAGCAACAAGCATCAAAACAGGCTGATTTAAAAAGTAAGTTAGAACAAGAAAAGATAGCCAAAGATAATTTAAAGAAAGCCAAAGAAAGTGCTGAACAGATTTCGGAAGAAAAAAGCAATTTTCAAAAAGAAATGGAAAGAAAAGGTAAAGGCTGGAAAATTCGTTTGTTAACAAAGGGCAAGCAATCAGCCGGTTCAGCTTATCCAAATAAGGCACCAGTAGAGAGAGCAAAAAGCGCACCTCCCGGTGCAGGTGGAGTTTGATATGACACAAGAAATGAAAAAATTATTAAGAGAGTTTAAGACTTATCTTACAGAAGAATCAAAGATTACTGATGCTTATTCAGTTTTAAAATTATTTGTTAGTTTGGGTGCTGAGCCGGGAACACCAGAAGCACAAGTCATTTCAAATATCCAAAATATTGTTAATTTTTCTGATCGTTATAAAGAAGCACCAGAATTATTAACCTCTTCACCAAGAGACGTTGTGGTAGCACAAGAAAAAATATCAGACAAATATGTTCAGAAATTTATTATTGACTTGCTGAATAAAAATGGTTTGCCACAAGAAAAAATTTCTCAATTCATGAATTATGTCTCTCAAACAACAAAGAGTCCAGAAGAAATTCAGCAAGCAGCAGCTGAATACAGCAAAGAAAAAGAAGAAAAAGAGAAAGATGCTTATGAATTGGGTGATGAAGATGTTACTCCACCCCCACCACAACAAAATAAAACTGTATCTCCTCCAACTCGCAGAAAGGCTGCTCCAAAGCCCGTTAGTGGAGTAAAGCCTGTCACACCAGAAGATAGCGCCTTGGCAGCTTACCGTAAAAAAGCAACAGGCAATACAACAAAGCCATAATACCCTTTACAAACTTTAAGAGTTCGTTTAGACTGTTCGTATGGATCGATAGCCAAGTGGCTTACGGCACCGGATTACTAACCCGGCATAGCAGAAATGCTATCGAAAGTTCGAATCTTTCTCGATCCGCCATTCTCAAGGAGAGAATATGAACGATATTAAAGAAGTGGTTGAGCAAAAACAGGGTCAACCATGGAAAATCGAAAAAACCTGTGAAGATTTTGAAACAGCCGATACGGCAAGAAAGAATTTACTTGCTAATAGCAGTGATGGGCTACAAGCAAAAGTAAAATTTTTACCATCAATTGGTAAGTTTGTGGTAAAAAGCCGAAGCCCACTAGAAGCCGTAGTTGAACAAAAAACTAATAAGAAAAACAAGAAGCAAACTCCCGCCGCTTGACACCAGCCCCAGATCGTGTTAAGATGGTTTCACCAGATCGGCCCCAGACGGTTTGGTGGTTCTGCTCCCGTAGCTCAGGTAGTTAGAGCGTTCGTCTTATAAGCGAAATGTCGTTGGTGCAACTCCAACCGGGAGTACCAAATATTATGAATTACGATTCTGATACACACCATTTTGATTGCGATTGTTCAAGTGCTCAACACATTTTTAGATTAACTTCCGAAAATGGATGGGATTCTGATTATCCACCAGAACTTCATATATCAATTCAACTAAATAAATATAAAAATTTATATAGACGTTTTGTAATAGCAGTTAGATACTTTTTTGGATATGAGTGTAAATTTGGACATTGGGATATAGTAACTCTTAAAGAAGACGATTTAAATCGTTTGATTGTTTTGCTACACCAGCACAGAATTAAGATCGAGAAACATAAGTTAGAGAAGGAAAAGAAAAATGCAACCTGATACTTGGGCTGGTGCCTTTAAAGAGTTTTTTAAACAAGCAGGTGCTGTTGGTGCTTTGTTGATTATGTGTTTGACTGTTGGTCAGTGTAGTGGATTTGTAGATATTTATCGATTATTGGGCAAATGATTACATACGTTTTAAAATATTTTTTAAGTGTTCTTCAATTAAATTAAGATAAAAATTAGCTTTTGAAATTTTAAAATATTTATCTTTTGATACATCAATAATAAGAAGTTCTATTCCGGCCTCGTAACAACGAATAATTTTCTGCTTATCATTATTTTGAATTTTTTCTAGTTTATTGTTTCCATAAATTGGTTCATAATGAAAAATTCCATTAAGTTCGATAGCAAATTTTAATGTTGGAAAATAAAAATCTAATTCTGAACCTATTACCTGTTTGTTATTACACAATATTTCTAAATCAGAAAAATTGGTTTTAATTTTATTTTCTAAATATATTTCAAGTTTTGAGCGTCTTATACCTTTTGCTTTATTTTTATTATTATATATAGCAGCGCAACTTGAAGAACAAAAAACGTGTTTCGAGTCCGATAACTGACTTATTCTTCTTTTTACTTGTTTTCCACACTGATTGTCGCATAACTTAGTTATATTGTGTTGTTGTCCTATATTCTCTTTAGAACATTTGTCGCTACAGTAGAAACCACTCCAGCCTCTTTTCAAAGATTGAAATATTAATCTTTTAACTCTTAAGAAAGGTTCTTTACAAAACGAGCATACAATGCTAACTTTCTCACGCGACTTATAGGAATTCAGAATATTGTTATTTTGTATTATTTCTTCTATTGTATAAGTTATTTTATTCATAAATTTATTTGCCCTGTCTGCCGGATGCAGCCACCGGTCTTCTAAACCAGTACGGAACGTTCGACTCGTTCACGGGGTGCCATATAATAAATAGTAGTTACAATTCGAATTTATAATTTTAAAACACGAATAAAGCGCCAAATTAATATGCCACATTTTATTTCTAAATTACTACGTAAACTGATTAAACTACCACACCATATGTGTGATACCTGTTTAAACACTTTTGAACACACAACACTGAAAGGTGAATGTTTGTGTCATTTGTGTTATAAAAATAAGTATTTAAAAAACAAATAGATACTTAGTATTAGAGGGTTATTCTTGAAAGACGATGAAATTGATTATGACAAAGCTGTAAGACTCGCTGAAATGATTCAACGAGCTATTAGCGATATTACAGATGCGGTTTCATACAACATCGACGAAGAAGACAACTATTCTAAACTAGCTACATACTCAGCATTGTTAACTGTCGCAGGTTATTTTGAATTTAAATTAACACAAGACGGGTTTAAAACATCAGAATTAGATGTAACAAAAACAGGTGCTGAGAAATATGTGTTATCGATGATAACAGAAGAATTAGAAACAATACCACAGAAAAAAGGCGATGCGTAATTACAAGTTATATTGGGATGATATCTGGATGGGCTTGGCAAATGATATCTCCACTAAATCAAGTGATCCACGATTAAAAGTTGGCGCTGTTATTGTCACCGAAGATAATGAAAGCGTTCTGGCTATTGGTTATAATGGTGATGAAAAAGGTGGAGATAACAAGCCAGATAGTTTAGAGCCAGGTTGTTCTAATTTCATTCACGCAGAAGTTAATGCTATTGCGAAAATGAATTATAATGATCCAAGACCAAGAAAAATGTATGTTACACATGCACCGTGTGCTGTTTGTGCTAGATTAATCATTAATTCAAATATCAAGAAAGTAATTTACTGCTATCCATATAGAAGTGAACAAGGCATCGATATTTTAAAGAAAAGAAACATCGAAGTCTTATCTTGCCATTCAGATTTTGAATGATTACATTTTCTCTAACTTCCAACCAAGAACAAAAATTAAATCTTTGGTTGGAAGAACAAGAAAAAATTCTGATTCAAAAACAAAAGATTTCTATGTCAGAATCTGATTGGAAAGACTTAACATCTGATGGTGAATACCCTTATTATGGTGCCATCGGTGGCGGTATTCAATATATTTTTAATCCAACATCAATCGGAGTTGGCGTAAGGGTAAAATATTTACCAACCGGAGAAGAAATCGATTTAACGGATTACGATGAATGGTGATAGAAATGTCAAACAAAACTCAACTAGAACTCAATTTAGAAATTCGTGTTGATGGACACGACAATAAAACAACAGTTAAAATGCGTAAATACGTGGAAACTGGATTCATTCCACAACACGGTATGGAAATTATTGACAGTGGGATTGTTTTCCGAGTAAAATCCATAGCAATGGCTGGTCTTTTAGAATTAAAACACGTTGCAAATCCAGATTTTCGAAATCCGCAAGGTTTAGCACGTATGTCCAGAACAGCCGATGAAAAATGGTTGAATGACAAAGTGAATAGTTTTAAAAATCAAGGATGGTCAGTAGTTAAATGAAAAAAATTGATGTAGAAACATTTATCGAAACGTTACAGGAAGACTTGGTAGAATTTGAAGAAAACGTACACTCAGGAACCTTTCAGAATCGTAATGCCCATGAATGGTTTAAGCTTTTAAATGATTGGGTTGAATATGGTTTTTCCCGAAGGGCAACAGAAGAGTGGGAAGAATTTGGTGTAGACGAAGACGACAACTGATCTCCCCTTGACAGATCAACCGCTCCATGCTAAGATGGAGCACACGCCGGGATGGTGGAACTGGCAGACACGGCAGACTCAAAATCTGCTGCTGGCAACAGCGTGAGGGTTCGACCCCCTCTTCCGGCACCATAAATTATGATTACAAAAGAGAAAATTCATCAAATTGGTAGTTTCATCGGTTCACTACCTGATATTGAAGTTACGTTAAAGTATCTTGTGGTTAATTACTTAAAGCTGTTTACTGAAAACGATAAGTTAAAAAACGAAGTTCTGAACCTTAAGAAAGAAAACAGCGACCTCTTGACAGAAGCTGCGGATCATGCTAGAATGGTGCAGGAGCTTGAAGCGGAACTAGAAGCATTCAAGACGATTCATTAAACCTGTGCTCTGATGGTGGAATAGGTAGACACAGCAGACTTAAAATCTGCCGACCGAAAGGTCATGCCGGTTCGATTCCGGCTCGGAGCACCAAAAATGAAAAGTAAAGAAAAAGGCGATATCGCAGTAGCAAAAGCAATTAGCTATTATATGCAAACCGGTTACGAAGTTTTGCTTCCTATTGGGGATAAACGACCATATGATTTAGTCCTTGAAGATACTCAAGGAATCTTAATAAAAGTTCAATGCAAATATACTTCTCATGAGAGTGACTATGGTATTTATCAAGTTCCATTAAGAGTGATGGGTGGTAATCGAAGCTATAATACTGCCAAATCATATGACAAGAAAGATTTCGATATTCTTTTTGTCTATACTTCCGATAGAAGTATGTATGCAATACCATTTAAAGACATTACTGCAAAAAATTCTATAAGTCTTGGCGAATTATATTTAAAATATAAAATAATGGAGAATTAGCCCGTTAAAGTAGGCGGTTCGGTCTGTAAAACCGAAATCTCTTTGATCCAAGTGGGTGCGATTCCCTCATTCTCCACCAGAGTTTAAACTTTCTCTAAAAAAGTCTTCGTTAATTAAGGAAATAAATATGTCATCAAATCGCGCACTAACCTACCTCAAGTCAGAAATTCGTTCACGTGTTCTCGAAAACGGAACAGTATCTGCCGCTGATGTTGTTAATGTAATGCGCCTTCACCTTGAAGGATCAGAGCGTGGTGGTTTTGTAACCAAAGCCTTCCGTGACCTAGTAACAGAAGGACTCCTACGTCCAACACGTCGTACAGAACTTAACCGTAATACACGTCACCAAGTTACTGTCTATCGCGTTCGCTGATTTAGGCTGATTTGTTAGAAAAATTTAATATCCTTCGAAACCCACTTAACCGTGGGTTTCTTTTTGGACCGGTAGTTCAGTTGGTTAGAATGTCGCTCTGATAAGGCGAAGGTCGATAGTTCAAATCTATCCCGGTCCACCATTTAAGGAACATATGAATTTTCGTAATGAAACTCGTCGTGAACGATACAATAAAAAGAAAATTATTTCTTCCAAACTACCTATTGAAGTATGTACCGTAAATTTCAAAGAGGAAGTGAATGTAGCGTTCGTACTTCGTAGTGCTGCTTGTTTTGGAGCAAGTGCTGTAAACGTAATTGGTTCAGTACCAAAGCGTAAAACACTCGCAACACGTTCAGGAACACTACAAGATTACGTGCCGATTAATCAGTTCAGTAATCCACATGAGTTTCTCCAATACTGTAAACAAAATTCTATTAAAATTGTTAGCGCAGAGTTGGACTCAGAAGCTGTATCAATTCATCGATATAATTTCTCGTCTGATCTAGAACAGTATAAAAAGATTTGTGTTGTTGTTGGTCACGAACAAGTTGGTATTCCCCCGGATATCTTGAAGAATAGTTCAAAGGTCTTTATTGATATGCCAGGAATTGGTTTTTGTTTGAATACAAGTCAGGCAGCAAACATTTTTCTTTATGAAGTGACTAAACAAATTCTTAATTTAGGTCTAAATAAGTAGAAGCTATTGGCCACCATAGTTAAAATGGATATAACTCCTGTTTTGTAATCAGGAATTACAGGATCATACCCTGTTGGTGGCTCCAATTCAAAAATAGCGACTTATTCTACTTCATCTGGTATCTGTTCATTGACTGTCAACAGGAAGTCAACCAAAGCATAGTATGGAACAGCCATACAAACGTTTTGGAAGTCACTTATACCAGCAAACGTGATACCAACTAACTCACCGTTTTCATTTAAAATACCAGAACCAGAACTACCATGCTGTGTTGGTATTGAATATAATGAAGCGTCCGAGTGTACAACACTGGAAAAAGTCTCACCAGCATAATATCCTTCAAACAATAATACTGCTTTACCATCGGAGATCCCGAATGGAGCAGCAATATTAAAAACTTTTTCCCCTCTTAATGGAGCAACCGGCGAGATCTGAACTGCCGGTTGCTTTATTTTTGTTACTAGCATCAAACAAATATCGTAAGTGGAGTCCATTGCTATTGTAGAAATTGCGTGTTGAGTATTTTCTACATCTATCGCTGCTCCGGTGATTGTGATTGGTTTTGCTTCGTCTGGGAACATAGAATCAACTCCACTATCATTACAAACATGCTTGGCAGTTAATACTTTTGTTTCATCTTTTGTCTGGCCGACTATTATTCCAGAAGCGACAGACTCAGCAACAATATTTCCATCTTTATCATATACTTGTTTTACGATCTTAACAAAAGAATCGTAAGGAAGTAGTGTCTGATTATGTTTGTGCGTGATATTTATGATCGAGTCTTTAATATCATCTAAACCAACGCAATTAGTGTATGAAACACAGTTTAGTGAGAAAACAGACAAAGAAAGGATTGCTAGTTTTAGTAAACGATTTATGCTCATAAAAGTAACTAGTGATCTAAAATACAAAGGTATAATATGAAAAAAATTTATGTTCTCGATACAAGTGTTCTCTTAACAAGTGCTAACTCGCTTTTTGGATTTGGTAAGGATGATATTGTCATTCCATTAAAAGTTCTAGAAGAAGTCGACAAACACAAAAACAGACAAGATTCTGTTGGACAGAATGCCAGAAACGCAATTAAGATTCTCGATACTTTAAGAGAGTCTGGTTCACTACAAGAAGGCGTAAGAATTCAAAAGGGTAAGGGCATATTACGCTCGGCCGCTCTTGACTCTACACACTTTCCAAAAGATCTAGACCTCTCTGTCCCAGACCATGTTATTATGGCAACTGCTTATGCTGTCGCTAAAACGCATCTAGACAAGAAAGTTGTCGTTGTCTCACGCGACGTTAACATGCGTGTTATCTGCGATGCTATTGGATTACAGAGCGAATCATACGAAGCTAGCCAAGTCATCGCCGATTCAAGCGAACTTTACAGCGGTGTTTGTGAACTAGTTGTTGATGATGAATTTATTGAAAGATTATACAGTGGCGAAGGCTTAACGCTGGACGATAAGCAAGCAGATAAGCTATTTCCAAATCAGTTTATCACACTTATATCAAATAAGAACGCAAATAAGTCGGCTTTAGCCAGATTCCTGGGCAAAGAACTTCCATTAAAGAAAGTACCAGATTTCAAAGGCAGAAGCAAAGCGGTATTTGGTGTTGAATCAAGAAATCGTGAACAGAGTTTTGCTTTCGACTTATTGATGGATCCAAATGTGCCAATTGTTACCTTGGTTGGCAAAGCCGGTTCCGGTAAGACCCTCTCCGCAATCGCAGCAGGAATGGCCCAGCTGCTCGAAAAGGGCACATACACCCGTTTGATCGTCTCCCGCCCCGTTCAGCCATTAGGACGCGATATAGGCTTCCTACCGGGCACATTAGAAGAGAAGATGATGCCTTGGTTGATTCCAATTCAGGATAATCTTCAATTCCTACTTGGAAACGATAAAGCAACACTTCAAGACTACATGACAAAGGGTATGATTGAAATCGAAGCATTAACTTATATTCGTGGTCGTTCAATCGCAAAAGCCTTTATGGTAATCGACGAAGCACAAAACTTGACAGCACACGAACTAAAAACAATTGTAACTCGTGTTGGTGAAGGAACAAAGATTGTATTAACAGGTGATATTGAACAGATCGATAATATCTATGTTAATGACACCAGCAACGGTCTTGCTTATGCCGTAGAAAAATTCAAACACGCTACACTAGCTGGACACGTAAGTCTACAAAAGGGTGAACGCAGCTCGGTTGCTACGTTGGCATCAAAGATATTGTGAATGTTGATAAAATTTGATAATGGTGAATATAAAATGAGTGAAGAATTGAAAAATTTTGTGTTAAAAGAACAAATTATTTCGCTTAATTTTGATAATCTAGGAATACCAAATTGTTCCTGTCATGGAATTGCTAGACACAATAAATAAAGTTCTTTGAGGAGTTAAAATGTCAGAAGTGAATCAAGAAGAAAATCCGCTAGTAAATAAGGTAGTTTTTAAAGAAGGCCCACTTAAAGATATGTTGGTATCTTATGTTGGCGAAAAACTAAAACCAGAAAACGATGAAGTAACAGTTCATATGATTGTTTCTGTTATTGCCGAAGAGTTTCCTGAATTTGTTTATTTATTGGCAGAAGAGAATTTTCTACGTGGATATCAACAAGCTTTGGACGACGTAGATAAGTTTAACTCTTCACAAGAAGCTAAACCACAAGGCTAGTTCCGTGTTCGACAGAACAAGAAGATACATCCAGAAGAACCGTAATCCAATTCAAGAATATCGAGTTGGAGATACGATTCTTTTGGTTAAAAACCAATTAACAGGCGATATTGATATTAAAAGAGTTCTAGAAATTCTAAAAGGAATGCCTTATGTCATCATGCAGACAGTTGATGCCATATGTATTGGTGAATTTTTCTTTCTAAAAAAGCGTCAAGTAGATGCCCTGTTTGATGATAGAACAATATACATCACTAACGTCCAAGAAAGTGAAAGTGAATTCTTAAAGAATCTTGTTCATGAATTGGCTCACGGTTGTGAAGAAACTTATTACGCAGATATCTATGAAGACAGTGATATCAAGCAAGAGTTTCTAAACAAGCGTAACCGTATGTATGAAATATTAAATGCATACGGTTATAAAGAAATGCCAAAAGAATCTTATTTAAATGCTGAATATGACGAAAATTTCGACCTTTTTCTTTACAAGACTATCGGGTATGCTAAACTTGACAGTCTCATTAGCGGCCTATTTATTTCACCATATGCCGCCACGTCGTTACGAGAATACTTCGCTAACGGTTTTGAAAAGTTCTTCCTACAAGACAGTGAAGAAGTAAAAAAAATAAGCCCCGCTCTTTACAGAAAGATCTCCCTTTTCTCGGAAAAACCTGTTTAAGTTCGCGACACCCTGTGTTAAGATGGTTGCGAAGGTTTCCGCAAGGATCAACCCTCGTTCACAAGAGGTTTAAATGAGTTTAAATTATATTTCCTATTCTGCTTGGAAAGATTGGGTTTTTTGTCCAAATAAGTATAAAATTACCCGCGTCGATAAGGTTCGACTCTTCCAAGGTAATGAATTTAGCACGTTCGGCACCGCTGTCCATGATACAGTTGAGCATTCCCTTCTTCTTGAAAAGAAAAGGTCCGAATTTGGTTCACTGAAAGATGACAGCGAAGAATTAGATAAGAAGAAACATTTCCTTAAAAGGTTTGATGAAGAAATCGTCAAGCTAAAAGAATCAAATGTTAAAGTTGATCAAAATCTCGTAGAAGAGATGAAGAAACAAGGCGAAGAACTTGTTGAATTGGTCATTCCAGAGATTAAGAATGTAATTGGAGAATATGAAATTGTTTCAGCTGAAGAAGAGATTAGACAAAATATTGATGGAAATCCAAATTTTGATTTTTACGGTTTTATTGATTCTATCTTTAAGACCCCCGATGGAAAATATCACATCGTTGATTGGAAAACCTGTTCATGGGGATGGGACATTGAAAAAAAGACAGAAAAAGAAACAACCTATCAATTGACCTATTATAAGCACTTCTTTTGTCAAAAATACAAAATTGATCCAAAGAATGTTGAAACATATTTTGGTCTGTTAAAGCGTACAGCCAAAAAAGATAAAGTAGAGATCTTCCGCGTTACAAGTGGACCAAAAAAAGTGGATAACGCACTTAAAATTCTTGACACTTGTGTTAAAAATGTTGAAAAAGGGAAATTCATTAAGAACAAACTCTCTTGTTCAAAGTGCGAATTTCATAAAACAATTTATTGTCCATAATGTGTTTATGATCCCACCCTACTATTTATAGGTGTTGGAGATCAAACAAGCAATGAAATGTATAATTTGTAGTAGCGAATTCGAAATATCAAGAGGACAGGGAAGAAAGATTACTTGTTCTGATAAGTGTAGAAAAATACACAATAATTCTAGAAGAAAAATAACAAACCAAGATCATTTAGAAACATTTAATTGTGTCTATTGTGATAAGTTAGTAGTTCGTTACAGAAAGAGAAATGGGTTTTGCTCACGCTCTTGTGCTTCGAAGAAACATATTGAAGATGGAACATATGATAGATGGAAATTAAGAATCCAAGAAAAAATTGGTATCAATAAAAATTGTATAAAATGTGGAACACAGTTTTATTGTGAACCGGCAGATTCAGAAAGAAAAAAACTTTGTGGTTCAAGAGAATGTCGTAAATCATATATGTCAGAATATATGACATATAACAATCCTTCTTATGGCAAAAAAGAAAAAGAAGGCGTTAGAGAAAAAGTTAAAAAAACTTTATTAGAAAAATATGGTGTTAAAAATGCTTTTGCCCTTGCTAAACACACATCTCTTTCAAAGCCTCAAAAAGAACTAATAGAATATTTAAAAAACAATACAAAATACACAATATTTTATGATTTTCCAATTTATACCAAAGAAGATAAGTTATATAAAGCCGATATATACATCAAAGAACTTAATCAAATAATTGAATTCAATGGAACATATTGGCACGCAGATCCAAGATTTTATAAAGAAGATTTTCTTGTAAAAAAGAAACAAAAATTTTCTAAACAAATATGGGAAGATGATGAAAAAAGACTTAAAGATCTTGTAGAAATGGGCTATAAAGTGAAAATTATATGGGAATATGATTATAAAATAAATAAAGAGAATATTCTCACGGAGTTAATTAATGAGTAAGAAAACCAAGCTATTAGTAATAAGTGATCATCCGTTGACCTGAAGGTTATTTAGCGGATGTAAAATCGGGTGAATTGCTGGAAACTCTTGAAGATTTATATACTACAGCATAGTTGGAAACGACAAGTGCGAAAGTCAAAAAATACAAATCATAAGACAATCAGCAGCCAAGCATCTGTCCGGAAACGGTGATGAAGGTTCAGAGACTACGGTTAGCCTAACATATCTTTTTGATATTATGGTGATGATCCGACAGCGCCCGACTCGTTTAAACGATGATGATATAGTCCAAAATACTACTATGTGGTATAATGTAAGTCCTTCTGGTGTCGGCACTCAGACGAAATATATGATTGATCATCTCCATAAGACAGGTAAATACCAATTTGTTTGTTTGGGTGGTGCTGTAAAGCATCATGATTACCGTCCACAGAAATTTGATGTATACGGTGACGATTTGCTCGTTATTCCAGTCGATGGATATGGAACACCCGATATAATTCGTGCTGTATTGCGAGATCATAAACCAGACGCACTTTGGTTTATGACAGATCCACGCTTCTATGATTGGCTTTGGGATATGGAAGATGAAATACGTAATAAGATTCCATTAATCTATTATCACGTATGGGACAACTATCCATATCCAAAATTTAATAAACCATTCTATGATTCAAATGACGTAATTGCTACAATTTCTAAACTAACTGACGACATTGTTAAAACAGTAGCTCCTACTGTTAAGTCAGTTTATCTTCCACACAGTGTGGACATGAAAGCGTTTAGCAAATTACCACAGCTAGATATTGATCGTATTCGTAAACAGCACTTTGGCGATAAGTTCCTTGTATTCTGGAATTCAAGAAACGCTAGACGTAAAATGTCCGGTTCAGTTGTTTGGTGGTTCAAAGACTTTCTGGATATTGTTGGTAAAGACAAAGCTTGCCTCCTAATGCACACTGATCCAAAAGATGGTCACGGACAAGATCTGGAAGCAATTATCGTAGAGCTTGGATTGACAAATGGTGAAGTTAAATTCTCAAAGAATCGTTCACCAATCCAAGAAATGGTTGCGATGTATAATGCTGCTGATGTTACAGTTTGTATCTCAGACGCAGAAGGTTTCGGTCTAAGTTGTCTTGAATCACTTGCCTGCGAAACACCTGTAATTGCTAATATGACAGGCGGCTTACAAGAGCAAGTATTCAACGGGCAGGAGTATTTCGGGGTTGGCATCAAACCAGCGTCAAAAGCCGTTATAGGCTCTCAGCAGGTGCCTTATATCTATGAAGATCGCGTCTCAAAAGAAGACTTCGTTGGTGCTCTTGTAAAGATGTATCAAATGAGTAAAGAAGAACGCGCAGAACTTGGTAGAAAAGGCCGTCAACACCTTGTAGAAAATTATAATCCAGATATACTATTGCCAAAGTGGGATGAGCTAATTCAAGAAGCCGTTCAGCCCGGTGTTTGGGAAAATAGAAAATATAATCGTTGGGCTTTGAAAACACTTTGATTGGAGATAAGATGAAAAAGAAAGTTATCGTAAGAGGACCAGCTTTAAGTCGTAGTGGTTATGGAGAAATGGCTCGTTTAGCCCTCCAATCATTAAGAAAGTATCCAGAACATTTTGATGTTGTCTTGCTCTGTACAAATTGGGGCAGAACAGGAAATCTTTTGGATAATTCGGAGGAAGTCCAATCAATCAACAAATTGATTGTTGATTCACAACAAAGAATTCAAGCAAAAGAGCAGTTTGACATTTCTATTCAAATCAGTATTCCAAATGAGTTTGAAAGAATGGCGCCAATAAATATTGGCTATACAGCTGGTATTGAAACAACGAAAGTATCTCCTCAATGGATCGACAAAGCTCAATTGATGGACAAGATTATTGTTATTTCAGAACACTCAAAGCAAGTATTTAATGATACTGTTTATCAGGCTGTTAATCAGGCAACAAAACAGCAGTTTGAGTTTAAGAACACAAAACCAATCGATGTAGTCGGTTTCCCTGTAAAGAAATTGATTCCAGCGGTATTGGATTTGGATTTGCCTTGTGACTTTAACTTCTTGACCGTAGCACAATGGGGACCACGTAAGAATCTAGAAGCAACAGTTGCTGCATTCGTTGAAGAATTCAAGAACGAAGAAATTGGTCTTGTTATAAAAACAAATACAGTAAAAAACTGTGTTATGGATAGAACACTAACAGAAATGAGATTAACAAATTTGTTGAATACTCTACCAAAAGATAGAAAGTGTAAGGTTCATCTACTTCACGGTAATATGACCGATGAAGAAATGGCAGCTCTTTATGTTCATCCTAAAATCAAAGCCTTCGTAAGCACAACACACGGTGAAGGCTTTGGCATTCCGCTGTTTGAGGCAGCCTCTGCTGGATTGCCGGTTGCCGCTCCATTCTGGAGTGGCCAGACGGACTTCTTGAAGGCCCCAAAGAAAGATAAGGATAGCGGAAAGATTCGTCTGCGCTCACACTGTGTTAAGATTGATTTTGAATTAAAACAGGTTCAAAAAGAAGCAGTATGGAATGGTGTTATTCAGGAAGATTCAAAATGGGCTTTTGTGAAGCCACATTCTGTTCGTATTGCTATGCGAGAAATGGTTAAGAATCTTCCACCACAAGTATCCGTCGCAAGGAAGTTACAAGAACATGTTCTTAAAACATTCACAGAAGAAGCTGTATTAAAACAATTTGCTGAAAGTGTTTGGGGTGGTCAAATACAGACTTTAAAAAAGATCGAGATTAGTGATCTACCTAAGATAAGCATTATAACATCGGTATTCAAAGGAGACGAATTCATTCGTCCATTTTTGGAAGACATTACACGTCAAACCATCTTTAAGAATAAGTGCGAATTAATTCTTATTAATCCAAACTCTCCAGGAAACGAAGAAGAAGTTATCAAGGAATACTTAGAAAAGTTCCCACAAAACATTGTCTATAAGAAGCTAGAAAATGACCCTGGAATTTATGCTTGCTGGAATATTGCTGCCAAATTAGCAACTGGCGAGTTATTGACTAATGCCAATTTAGATGATCGAAAAGCACCTGATGCGCTGGAAATCTTAGCAAAAGAGTTAACAGGCAGAGAAGATATAGATGTAGCATATGCTGATAACTTGATAACAAATCAGCCAAATGAAACGTTTGAAAACAATACTGCTAACTCGCTGTATCCAAGTGAAAATTTCAGTGCCGAAGCAATGTTAAGAGGAAATCCACCACATTGTATGCCAATGTGGCGTAAATCACTTCATGATAAATTGGGATATTTTGAAGAGAAGTATCGTAGCGCCAGTGATTGGGAGTTTTGGCTACGTTGCACTGTAGCAAATATTAAAATGAGCAAAATCAACAAAACACTTGGTCTGTATTACTTTAATCCAAAAGGAATGAGCACAAACGAAGAGCATAATTCTTGGAAACACGAAGAAGAGAGAGAAATCTTTAAAAATTACGTAAAAAATATTAAAAACAAAAATTTAAACTCTGATATGGGCATTATTCTATGAAAAATTTACCAGTTTGTTCTGTTGTCACAGAAAAAACGATTGATGAATTTGAATTATTAAAAACTAGTATTGAGCAGTATCATGATTGCATCTGGTTTTTATCTTGTGATGATGTAACATATAAAAAGTATAATAATACTAAAAACATAGTATTATTGAAACTTATTGAAACAGATGATTGCGACCATAACACTGGATCACCACAACAAAAAGATGTTTGGATGCGAGTAATGATGACAAAATTTGATGCAGTAAATGAAGCAATAAAGAATTTTGGTCATGCACTTTTCTTGGATTCTGATATGATATTTGTTAATGAGATAGAAAAAAGTGTTTTAAATTTATTTGAAAATAAGGATGTTGATGCCCTTATTTGCCAACATATGACCAATAATTGGCCAGTAGAAGCACAACATGGGCTTTACAATGCTGGCATGTTTCATATAAAAAATGTTGAATTTTTGAATCAATGGGCCGCTCTTTCAAGAGACTATAAAAAGCATAACTTTTATTTTGAACAGCAACCACTTGAGTATGTTCAAAGAAATTTTCTATCTCTGAATTTGCCGATTAATTACAATATTGGTTGGTGGAGATTTAATAATCCATCAACACGCTCAAGATTGGACTTGCTTGATGTTTTGGAAGATAAAATAACTTTTGGAAAATTACCAGCAATTAATTTTCACGTCCATACGTTTAAAAAAAATAATTATGAAAATTTTGGAAAGTTTCTAGTAGATAAAATGATTGAGCTGTTTAAGCAGACAAATAATGATAACTATAAAAAACTTGTAAATTTAATGACTTGATGAATTAGAAAAATTCCGGAGCGTATAATGATAAAGAGTTTTTTTGAAGAAATATTTCCATATGAAAAGTTTCCCGTGGAATATCTCAGTTATAGGCAGCTAGTTGAATCACAGCCTCAAATTAATTATTTGGCTATACCATGGGCTCAGATACTTAACAGTACATGGTTAGATTTTCCAAACAAGAAAAATATTAATTTTTATTTTTCTGAATTATTAAAAATCAACATAGAACAACAAAATAATACAACAGTTTGTCAACATGATGATTATATGAAACTGCTTCCTTTTTTTAGGCATCTAAAAATAAATACAGTTTTTTCTCCACTGCATGATATCAATAATAAAATAGATGATATTAGAATTATTCCCATATCATTGACAAATAATTTTCATTTCAACAAAAACACCAATAAAGATATTTTATTTTCTTTTGTAGGTACACATATAACACACGATGTTAGACTTAAGATGTTTAATATGGTAAAAGGACCATATATGATTTATAGAAATACTTATCATGTCGATAGTGGTGTTTTAAAAGACAAAAATCATAAATTAAAAGAAGAAACAGAGTATAAAGACATATTAGAAAGAAGCAGATTTTCTCTATGTCCAAGAGGAAGTTCGCCATCATCTGTTAGATTTTGGGAATGTCTTGCTGCTGGCTCTATTCCAATAGTAATATCAGATAACTGGGTATTGCCAGATTGGGATTGGAAAAAAACTATTATTCAAATACCAGAGCAAGAATTTCAAAAAATGGATTATAACGATATTAAGTCTTTTCTACTAGATATTGATTATGACAAGCAAATAGAAATGAGAACGAATTGTCTCAAGGCTAATGAGAAATTTAAAAAAGAAAATTACGGCTCATACATAGTAGAAAGCCTTAATATATGAAAAATTATTGCACAATTCAAAGTTGGTACGGCCGATTTGGTAACAATATTCAGCAAATATCAAATGGTATTTTTTTTGCATTGCAAAATAGAATTGGTTTTGTTTCACCACAGCATCCACTAATAAACGGCTTTCAATTAAATGTCACAGAGCCAGAAAATTGCGTATTTAGATCAAATTTTTTTAATTTTATTTCATGTTCCAATAACGATTGGACTCTAGACTTTAAGTGTGATGTTAAAACATTAAATGAAATAAGACACAAAATAGTAAAAAATATTATACAGCCAAATTTAAAAATAAATGTTGCTGATATAAAAAGTCTTGATGATGATGTTTTAGTTATACATATAAGAACTGGTGATATATTTTCCCCAAATCCACACAGATTGTATGTGCAAAACCCAGTAGATTTTTACAAAAAATTAATTAACAAATTTTCACAAACTGTTATAGTTTGTGAAAATACGAATTTCATAATAGAAGAACTTTGTAAGAACGATACAGTAACAGTATCTAGTGGAAATTTGGAGCAAGACTTAGTTACACTTTTATCAGCAAAAAACTTAGCTAGTAGTGGTGTTGGTACATTTGTTATTGCTGCTGGTATGTTGTCAAATAATTTAAAAAATTTTTATTGTACAAACATTTATTTGGAAGACCACTTAAACCCGAATATGTTAGATCCACAAATAAACATCAATATATCGCAAATTACAGATTATATTAATATTGGAGATTGGCGTAATACACAAGAACAGCAATCATTGATGCTAAATTATAAATTGGAGAATTAATGTTAATTAACTATAGCGATATTATTGAAAAATATAATTTAAACATTAAAACAGTATTACACGTCGGCGCCCACATGGCAGAAGAGCATGATATATATTTTAGTAATTCTTGCCAAAAAGTTATTTGGGTTGAAGGAAATCCAGAACTATATGAATCTTTAAAACAAAATCTAGACAATAGAAACAATATTGTTTTACATGCTGTTATTTCTAATCTAGATGATGAAGAAGCTGATTTTATAATAACAAACAACAAGCAATCATCTTCTATTTTAAATTTAGGTGTACATAGGAAACTGTTTCCCGATATTGTACTAGAATCATTTACAACAGTAAAAACTAAAACATTAAAAACCTTATTTTTAGAAAATAATCTAAGTTTTAAAGAAGTTGATTTTCTAAATTTAGATATTCAAGGTGCCGAGCTTTTAGCACTAAAGGGAATTGGCGAAGAACTCAGTAATTTAAAAGCTATTTTTACAGAAGTAAATACTGATTACGTATATGAAGATTGTGCTTTAATCACGGAAATCGATGAGTATTTATCAAATTTTGGTTTCAAAAGAACTGAAACGGTAATGTGGCAAGATCATCCATGGGGCGATGCTTTGTATATAAAAGAGGAAACTTAATCTATGATTATAGTCACTGGTGGTTCTGGCCTTTTAGGAAACGCTTTCAGAAAGATTCGGTCTGACGCATTATATCCTTCAAGTAAAGAACTTGATTTAAAAAATGAAAAAGATGTTGCGGAGTATCTGGGAACTTCAAATATAGAAACCGTTGTTCATTTGGCTGGTAAAGTCGGCGGCGTGAAAGCAAACACAGAATTCGTCTCTGATTTTTATCAAGTTAATTCACAGATTAATAATAACGTTATTTCTTCTTGTGTTTCTAGCGGTGTACCAAAACTGGTTTGCTGTTTATCAACTTGCATATATCCAGATGAAAAATACATTGAGTATCCATTAACAGAAGATCAGTTGCATAATGGTCCTCCACACAGTTCTAACTTTGGATACGCATATGCCAAACGAATGGTTGATGTGCAGCTAAAAGCTGCTAGACAGCAATACGGACGTGAATATATCTCTGTTATTCCAAATAATATGTATGGAGAACACGATAATTTTGATTTAGAAAATGGGCATGTAATTCCTGCACTCATTCGAAAGATTTGGGAAGCAAAAATAAATAATAAGCCAAATTTTACTGTTTGGGGAGACGGAGAGATTTTTAGAGAATTTACATATGCCGAAGATATTGCAAAAGCAATATTATTTTGCTTAGAAAATTACAATGATCCAGAGCCAATTAATATTGGAAATACACAAGAATATAGTTTAAAAGAAGCGATAGAAATAATCAAAAAAGAACTTGACTACAAAGGAGACATAATATGTGATACTTCAAAGCCAAAAGGTCAAGTGCGAAAACCATCATCAAATCAGAAATTGCTGAATTTGGGATGGAAAAATGAGTGGTATACGCCATTAGAAATTGGCTTAAAAAAGACCTGTGAATGGTTTATAAACAACTATCCAAATGTACGAGGAATGTGAATGAAAACTGCTTTAATTACTGGAGTTAATGGACAGGACGGCTCCTATCTTGCGGATCTTCTTTTATCAAAGAAGTATAAAGTTATTGGACTTTTAAGATATACTGCATCGAATGATGATGGTAAATTGGCCAATATACGTCATAACTTAGATAATCCTAATTTTATATTAGAAACTGGCGATGTAACAGATATGTCTGCAATTTGGAGGCTTATTGAAAAATATCATCCAAATGAAATCTATAATCTAGCAGCACAATCACATGTAGGCGAATCTTACCGTTCACCTATTAGTACAGCACAGATTGATGCATTTGGTCCACTGAACATCTTAGAAGCAATTCGTTGCACCGATAAAAGTATTCGTTTTTATCAGGCATCAACATCAGAAATGTATGGAGATACACCAGGACCACAGAATGAAGAAACACTATTTTCTCCTATTTCTCCATATGCTTGTGCAAAAGTATTTGCACACAATCTAACAGCAACATACCGTAAATCATATGATATGTTTGCTTGTTCTGGTATTCTTTTCAATCATGAATCACCACGCCGTGGTGAACATTTCGTAACTCGCAAGATTACCAAAGCAGCAGCAAATATTCTAGCCGGTAAACAAGATAGGCTTGAATTGGGACGTATTGATACCAAACGTGATTGGGGTTTTGCCGGTGATTATGTAGAAGCAATGTGGTTAATGCTTCAGAATAACGAACCAAGAGATTATGTAATTGGTACAGGACAGACAAACACTGTTAAAGATTTTGTTAATGAAGTATTTTCATTGGCCGGATTAGATCCAGAGAAACAAATGCTTTCAACTGAGGCACTATATCGTCCACACGATGTTGCTTTTCTGTTGGCAGATCCAACCAAAGCCGAAAGCGAGCTAGGCTGGAAAAGAAAAGTTGATTTTAAACAATTAGCTAAAATGATGTTTGAGCACGATTTAAAAGTATTTGGTGATAAAAAATGAAATATTTTATTGATTGTGGAACACATCTATTTCAAGGTTTAAAACAATTTAATCAAAAATATCAATTTGATGACAGTTGGAAGATATACACTTTTGAGGCAAATCCAAGAACTTTTGAAAAATCTAAAAACTTTTTAAATGATGGGCTTGAAAAATTAGATATTACTCACCAAAATTTGGCTGTTTCAGATCATGACGGAGAAATTGTTGTCAACTGTGATTCGAACAACGACGGCGGTACTGGTCAAGGATCTAATATTCTTTTAACACCACCAGAAAAAGATATTGTCCATATTCACACTTTTACTTGGGAAAAAGAAAAGACAAATTGTTTCGATCTATCTGCTTTTATAAAACAGTTACCAGATATTGAAAAACTGGTTATTAAAATGGACATTGAAGGCTCAGAATTCGATGTTTTAAAAAAAATTATAGCAGATAACACATACGAAGAGATCGATGAGATGTATGTAGAATTTCATGAAAGATTCTTTTTAAATAATCTAAAAGAATATGCAGATTTAAAGCAAGAATTGATTAACTTTTTTCTTAATAATGAAGTAAGAATGGTTGAATGGTTTTAAGATTGAGGAGATAAAATGAAACTATCAAAACAAGCACTTGGTTCACTTATGATGGCTCTACAAAAGAGTCTATTAGAACAGACAGATATTGTTCCAGTATTGGAAGAAATGGATTGGGAAAGCTTTAACGATGAACTGTTTGTTAAAAACCCACCATCATTCGAAATGTCACAACAAAGTGAACACGAAGTAGACTGATGCCAATATACACGTACAAATGTGGAGAGTGTGGAAACACTTTTGATACATTTCACGATATGAGCACACGCTTAACAGATTGCCAGAAATGTGAGAAAATGGCAACACTTAAGCGTGTTCTCCATTCTTCAATTTCTGTATCAGAAAAAGACAATTCTGGTCAGCTAGTTAAAAAACATATTGAAGAAACAAAAGAAGCTCTTAAGGAAGAAGCTAGAAGCATAAAAAGGCAGGACTATAAAGGATGATTATTTTATTATCGATTTTGCTAGTTGTATCTGTTGCTTTGACTGTAATAACAACTTGGTACTGTTACAAGCTAGTAAAACGTTTTGCCGAAGTTGAAGACACATTTGAAATATATGATATGCAAATGGAAGAATTTACAGAGCACTTAAAACAAGTCTATGAACTAGAAATGTTTTATGGTGATACAACGCTTGAAGCTTTGATCAAACACACAAAATTTATTACCGAAGCATATTCAGATTTGAAACAGGATTATATGCTTTTAAGCGGAGAAGAAACTGATGCCACGTCCGAAGAAGAACAGCGGGAACCCAAACGATTCCAATTCGTCCCCACTCCACGTAATTAGAAGACAAACACAGGTCAGGACAACACAGGGAAAAATATACTTTTCCAAGGTTCACGAAGATGCTATTGTTCAATATGCGCAAACTCGTGACCCAAAAGTAAGACAAGACCTGTATGTCAAATTAATTGGACCAGTATTTAATGAAATGGTTGATAAAATCGTATTTACATACAAGTTTACAACTTTGCCAAATATAGACGATTTAAAGAACGATTGTAAGATTTGGCTAACAACTATTCTAGATAAATTCGACCCAAGCAAGGGCTCAAAGGCATTTAGCTACTTCTCAGTTATCACTAAAAATTGGTTTATTCACAAGGTTAAGCGTAATTCTAACCAAACAAAACGTGAAGTTTATTTCGAAGATATCAAAAAAGAAAGCTCCGACGATCATCTTCTAATACACAACTCATATGACGCAGATAGAAATAGCGAAGAGTTTTGGGATGCTCTTTGGGTTGAAATAAACGATTGGGAAGATGAAGATCTAAAACAAAATGATGACAGAGTTCTACAAGCTGTCAAGATTTTACTAGAAAACCCTGATCGTATTGAGATATTCAATAAAAAAGCTATTTATCTTTATATACGCGAGATTACAAACTTAAATACAAAACAGATCGCATCTAGTTTAAACCGTTTAAGAGATAGATACAAGGATTTCAAGCTCGGTTGGGAGAATGATATTGTATGAGCGATAAGAAGATTCAAAAATATCTAGAAGAAGCTATCGATAATATTCGTGAAGACAGAAAAAAGGCCGACAGCTTATTGAAAGATATAGCTTCATATATTGGTGGTAGCCAAGAGCGTCATAGAGAAGTTGGCCTAACAGCGGCCAAATATCTAGAAACACTTCAAAGATCAAATGAGCAACTTGTCAAAATAACCGATATTCTCAAGAAATCGCTCAAGAGCGAATACGGTGATTTAGATGACAAAGAAAAAGATTCTATTTACGACGAAATAGAAAAGCCAAAAGATTGAGTAAAAAATCCTTTATTGAATTAATTACTGTAAGTCGATAGAGGATTTTATGTCACAAAATAAAACAGATTTACCTCCCCAAGATATTCCTTTTGGTCAAAACAATGCTTGGATCAGAACAAAAAGACCGACTGTAACAGATTCTGAATTAGAAAGAAAAAGAAGAGAAGAACATACTAATCCTGACGTCTCTAAAGAAGTTCCAGGTCCACTATTAGGAATAGCTTTAGAAAATAGCTTTGATATAAAAAAGGGAGAATTTCCAATAGAGTTTGCGGGCTCGAATTACGAAAATGCCGATAAACTGATCGCTGTAAAGGCCCAGATAATAGAACAAGATAGAGTACCACATCCAGCAGACAAAGATCTTAAATATGAAGATGGAACGCCAATTTCAGAAGAGGCGATGCTCTTCTTTTTTGATACTTTTATAGCTGTCAGCACAGATGTAAAAGAGCACGTAAATAAAGGCGATTATATTCTAGTAGATTATGAAAACCGTTTAACAAGAAGTGGTCCCAAATATTATGGTTTGAAATATAAAGGTTCAAAAGACGCAGGCAAGAAAGAAGATAAAAGCTTCACTCAACAAAAAAAAGAGCAAGCGAATTTACAAAACACAACTTCGCCGCCAAATGTGGCATCACCAGTTCCTGCTGCTACTCAGACTCCACCTGCTAACACTACAGCTGCTAAGCCCGGTGATCAATTTCAGTGTGGTAAGTTGGCAGCCCTCGAAAAAACTCCTGGTAATTATCCGGTTGTACCAGCACCGTATGAAATGGTTGAGATGGCAGTTATACCAAATACCGCTTTTCTTATTTTTCCAAAAAAATACATAAATGCTCTACAAACAATGCGCGCAGCATATGAAAAAGAAACAGGTCAAAAGATGGGTTTAACTAGTGCGTATAGAAGTGTCACATTACAACAATGTATGTATGATAGATATATTGCCACGGGTCGTCCTTGGCCACCGGTCGGAGATCCAAGTAAGATCAAGAGCAAATTCGTCAGTGCTCATGTCACCGGCCGTGCAGTAGACTTAGCAACTCTTAAGCCGTATAATGGACAATTCAAAACTCTCTCTGAAACAAAAGAATATAATAGTCTTAAGAAGCCAGATAAAAGAGATTTGGCTCTAGAAAAAACAAAAAATGGAGATTTTGGTCCCATTGCTCAATGGCTAGTTAAAAACTCAGAAAGATTCGGATTTGTATGGAGTGGTTGGAATTTTCAAGAATTGTGGCACTATGACTTTGTTGAAGAAATAGCTAGAAAAGCAGGATTAATAGAGTAAATATGTCAAATACACCAATTGGTAATTCAAAGCCAAAATTAGATTTACAGAAACTTACTACCGATCTCGCACAGGGTTTTGATAATCCTTCGAATGTTGTCGGATCATCAGGAGTCAGTGGTGACGACATTGCCGAATTATCTCCCCGATTTGCGCAAACTCGATATGAAACAATTTATCATGGTAAACATGATTCTTCTATCGTTTTAGGAAGAGATAGAATTGGAGTGTTTGACGGATATGGTATTAATGGAAACACATCCTGCGCAGCAGTTGATATTGTGGTCGGAAGAAAAAGTTCCGATGATAAATTTGATATAAAACAACAAATAGCATATCCAGATTTCACAACAGACGCAGCAAGAATTTATGTAAGTCAAAAGTCAGATATTGATAAGGCTTTTGGTTTACCGGCTGGCAAGGGAGGTTTATCCGTAGCACGTTCGGCTATTGCTCTAAAAGCTGACGGACTAAGATTGATTGGCCGTGAAAATCTTAAACTAGTTGTTGGTACAGATCAAAAAAATTCACAAGGCGGCAATATCAACACAAGAGTTGGTGTTGAATTACTGGCCGGCAAGATAGAAGATGGCGACCGTCTAATGATAATAGAAGACGATGCCGAGTCACAGATATCCGAAATAGAATCAGGTGGTATGCAGCCAATTCCATTAGGAATAAATACTGCTTTTGCGATAGACCAGCTAACAGAAAAGGTTGATAAATTGAGTGGTGTTGTTAGTACTGCTGCCATGATTATAATAGATTATATGAATGAAATGGCATACCATAGCCACAGAAACTTACTTAATGAATATTTTGGGATACCCGTGCTTCCTTCTGAACAAGCTATCTATGCTAGCACGTCAGCAGCCGCACAATTATTACAATATACAATTGCTGATATAAAATTATTCCGTATGGAACTAATTTCTTATAAGAACAATCACTTAAAACCAGCCGGCGCATATTATATAAACAGTAAATATCACAGTTTAAATTAGGATCTATAATGGCAGAAGAAGTAACAAAGTCAATGTTAAATCCGAGCTCAGTTGAGCTGGTTTTTCCATTACAAACAGAAGTAACAATTGAAATTTCAAAAATACAAGAATATATTGCTCAATTGAGCAAATTATTTGCTTTTTATAAAAAGCAACTTCAATTGAATGGCAATGAAATTAAGAACTATGATCTTAGTTCAGAGATTGGCCCATTAATGACGTTTTTGGTTCAATTAGATATTGCTATAAAAAGCTCAAATATCGCTAAGCCAATAATCACATCAGATCCAAATAAAACTTCCGTATTTGATTACGAATTCTTAACTTTAAGAATAATTCCAACACCAGTTGACAATTCTGCTTCTTCGACGGGAATTCAGTTAAATGGTCCTCGAATGTTTGAGGAAAGAGAATATTCCGATGGTTCCAAAAGACAGACTCTTATATATAATAAAATTGATTATCTGTTTCTCGAAAACAAAACTACCCCCAGAACAATGGCGGTGTTATCGACACTACAATTTCCAGCTTTAACTGTTTCCCCATCAACTCTTGCCTTGGTTTTTAATAGTAAGGAAATATTAAAACAAATAAATGCTCCAATTCCAAGCAGCTTGCTATTGTGTCAAGGAAGACAAACTACTCTTTCTAAGTTGGAAGATGGTTTTTCGTTTTTAGGTTTTGATGTTGGAGGAGTTACTAGCAAAGTACTATTAAAAGATTTCTTAAATGCTTATATTCAGCCAATTCAGGAAGTAGTAGCTGCTCCGAAGCCACCAATTCCAAAAGCCTGCACACCAGAAGTAAGAGACAGACTATCTGTTGTTAGAGCTAGCCTAAATATGGCAGAAATACAGATAGCTTTTGCTGGTGGTATAAATTCTATAGAATTGGATACCAAAAAGAAATATGAAGAAGATAAACAAGAGTTTATTGAATTAACAAAACTTTGTCCTGATTTGATCAGCGAAATAAGTCTCTTTGAAAGCATAAAAGATATTGATAAATTGGGTAAATTATTTACCGATTTCTTAGAAAAATATAATCTTGCCTGTATTGTTGACGAGGCCATTAAATGTGTAATGCCTCAGATTCCGTGTGATCAAATTTTAAGAGATTTGACTGTAGATAATTTTGAACAAAGATTACAAACAGCCTTTCCCCATCAGAAAAATATTATTCACGCAATAACCCTCAACATAAACGAGGCTTTGGAAAAAGAAAATAGAAGACGTGCCGACGCTGGTGAACAGCCATTAGAGCCTGCCGCCCAAACACAGATTGTTCTAGATAATATCAATAAAGTTATCGATCTAGAAGCATTGTGTAAAATCGATATTGAGGCCATCGTTGAACTAATAAAGAATCTTTTTAATATCAAATTGCCCTCTTTTAATTTGTTTGATTGGCAATTTAATTTTAAAATAGATCTTAATCTAGCAATCATAGAAGCACTTCTGAAAATGCTTTTATCGATGATTGAACAAGTCTTGAATGAATTGGTTGGCTGCGATGCTTTGGATGGTCTTATAGCAGGAATCATAAATTCAAATGTAGACGCTCCAACAGGTTTGTATGGAGATGTAGCAGCAATGTTCGGCGGAGATTTTGATTTTTCTAATTTTCAAGGAACTGCTGCTAATGGTATTCAAAATTTCTTGACACAGAGCGGCGACCAACTATCTAAAATTCTTGTATTTGAATCAAAATTAGGTAACAATCTTTTGGGCAGTTTTGGCGTTTCTGGAACTCTTGGATTTGGCAAAAACGCCGATAATATTTTAGCCGGTAATGTTGGTACCGAATTGAATACATTCGGTGGCCTCGTTAGAGCGTCGACTCATACAACCGGTGGAGTCGGTATCGCTGGTTTTCAGATATCACCAACTTCTTTTACCGGCATAATTGATGTTAATACTCTAGCATCAACAGAAAAACAGGCAGACTTTTTAAAAGAAATTGGACAATTCCAGTTAACTACTGACGGTACAACCACGAATGCCGTTAGAATATCTGATGACTCTTTAGTTCAATTGTTGAGTTCTTCTAATAATATAGAAATAGCCAGAACTGTTCCGGCTACAAGGGAGCAACAACTTGAGCAAGATGTTTATACTCCTCTTAAGACTAGAAATAAGAATCGTCATATTTTAAAGGCTTTAGTCAATATAAATCAAACGGAAAATGTTGCGCAATTAGTGGTTCCTCAAGCATCACTAGCAGATCAACTAAAAGAATATGTTAAAACATGTTTTGCGTTATTGTCACCATCTGAGGTTATTGATTTAATAACAGCCAATCCAAGCTTGGAAGTCAAATTAACAATTACAGAAATAGCAAGAATACGATTTCCATTACTTAACGCAATTCTGAAATATCCAGAACGTCATGCCTTGTTGTTTGCTTCATTTGGCAAACTAACCAAACTTGATAGTATTGGTCCGAGATTACAAATTCTTTCATCAGATCCAACCGTAAAAGAAAAAATGGTTGATCCAAATATTTGTGCTCCTTTCTCAAATCTTCGTGATTTTAGAGAAAACTTAATGACACAAGTGTTATCGCAAGAACTAGCCAATAGATTAATGGACGATCTTGTGGAAGATGATCGTAATCGTGCCAATAAATTATTAAATAATCTAGCAAAGAAGCCGCCAATTGTGGACTTGATGACAAACCCATCAGCACTGGCTCCAAACAAGACTCCCGATGGAAAGCAGATTGAAGAAATTGATAGAGCGATAGCAAATACTTTGTCTAATCTTTTCGATCAAATCAAGCTATCATTCGACAAAGAGATAGAGGCATATCCAAACGCTTCTGCCGCAACAATAGAAGTAGAAGAAAAAATTACCAAATATACCGATGTTAAGCCAAAAGAGGTAACAGGATTTACAAAACCTGATGATGTGACTGGTAATGATAGACCAATAAATCAAGAATATACAAATATTAAAAATATTACAAATACAGAGGGAGTTAAGGATTCAAACGGCAACTACAGAACAATTAACGGAGAACGGGGAAATTATTATTTTACAAGGAAGATACACAAAAGAAAACATGGTCAATTAATACACAGTGTTTTTGGTGGTATAAAAAATAAATTTAATATTAATAATATTATTTTTGATATTAATTCTTCTGGAATTCTTCCATTAGAGATCGATCAAACTCTTTCGAGCATTAAACAAGAAGGAAGTCTTTCTTCTGGAAGTTATGAATTTGTACCAAGATGGAATCTTAAATACGTCGAAACAACAGGCTCTTATTTATTTGATATTAGGACAGCAGGACAGATACCAGTAACATCTGGTAATACTATAAAATATGCCGAAAAACTAAAGTTTACAGGAAGCATATCCGATGAAAATCCATTAATAATAGAGGAGATAAGACTAACTGGTCTATCTAATGAATTACAAAATATATCGCGAAATAATATATTTTATAAATTATTAAATCCGGCATTTAAGAATATGGCACCGGTTCTAAAAAAAGCAAATGGAAGTCGATTGGATACGATTTCTTATGATGAAGGATTATCCGAGTATATATTGGAAATATACCAGAGCTTTTTAAATAGAAATTTGTTAGATGCGCCTTATGATGCTCCGCTACTACAAAATTCAAAAGCATCGCAGATGTTGGATGATATCAAGAATATCTTGTTGAGTCTTGTTGATTTTACTCCGTTGCCAACAGAACAGGAGAAAGCTTGCGGAATAGATACTCACTTGCTACAGCTGGAAGCTGTTAAAAAGCGCGTAATAAAAGAATTTAATTCATCGGTTCCAGATAACCTTGTGAGTAAAAATTCACAAATAAACACAAGATATTCCGACTCAAAACCTGGACATTTATCAGAAAAGATAATGACCGGTCTTGCCGAGACTCTAATAAGAACATCTGTAATACACAATATTTTCAAAGGTTTGTTTTTGTTTGATAAGTACAATTACAGGTTTGATGTATTCTCTGTGCCAGAAATTATTTATATATTCTTTGAGCACACTGTAAAAAATGACATTAAGAACGCAAAACTTGAAAATGATTTCCAAAAAGAAATAGAAAAAATTTATAATTTATACAAAAAAGACGAAAAACATCTAATACCGGAAGATGATACTGGCTCTAATAAGTTGAGAAGTATTGTAAAATATCATATTGATTCTGTTCTTAAGATTTTAAAAACAATTGTTCAATCTTATAAAAATCCGCAATCTATAAATGCGCCAAATACAACACCGGATTCATCCACTCAGATACAACTAGCACCTGCACAATTACAACAAAAATTCGATCTTTTTACACAAGGATTTGGACTTGGTTCAAGTTTTTTAAATAATAATGCTAATTCTGATTTACAGATGCAAACAATGATATCATTAGTGGCAACTAGTACTAGTCCCGGTATTGCTGATGCGATTACTAGAATGTATAACGAGACTTTAGGTATACCAATAAATAATGATATTATTGCTACAAAAAATAGAAATATTTTCCTACAATCTTTGGCAAGAGCAGAACCATATTCAAATTTTTATGAAAAATATAACTATTTTACACCACCTGAAGATATGCCACCACCAAGTGATAGCGAAAATGACGAAGTATCAGAACCACTACATTCTACTGTTCCCACGACGGGCGATATATATAATTTATATAAGCCGGAATCGACGTTTGCTAAATTTACTAGCAACTTAAGTCACCATATCTATAATAGTAATAATCCTACTGGATACCAATTCATTCTAGAAAGATATGTAAAATTTGACTTCAAAAGTCCCTCTACAATAGACGAGCCACAGATATTTAAAGATACAAAAAAATTCTTTTCTGAACATCTACAACTAAATGGAGTTGTTAATTTAAAGAATTTTGAAGAAATAATGTTTGTAATTCTTTATATAATAACAAATTCTACACACAGAACAACACTTTATAAGAAAAACGCCACCAACTATGAAACTAATGGTTTCTGGTTCAATAGTCCGCCAAAATTTGGTTACAGAATTTGTTTAGTAAAAGATTATGCTGGTGTTGGTAATTTATCGAAAATCGACAATGGTTTTTACAATGGAATGGTAATTGGTATGCAAAATCCGGCTACATTCTATTTTGCTGACGATTCAACATCAACGAATACTGGCGAAGATTATACAACGCTAGATAATCATAAGAGATTTAAAACAGGCTTAATTCAAACATATACAAGTCAAAATATTGATGATTCTGTTAGCAGAGATATGGCAGCTGCCCACAGACAGCAGCCAGATGCTTTAATATTAAAAAATCTTAGAAAGAATTTAGTTGTACCAGTTATAGAAAAAGAAATAGAATTCCCAGAAGAATTATATAATTTTGATAACACCAACCTTCCACCAAATTTTTATAATAATTATATTGCCGCTTTCCTTCCACATTTACAAGAGGCAGTAGAAAGAAAAATGTTAGCAGATCCAACATACGATATTTTAGTAAATTTGTGTTTAATAGAGGGAATGTCAAAAACTTTTTCTCTAATCAATAGCATGGTCGGTATGGCTAGTGAGCCAATGTTCAAGCTGCTCGATGGTACAAAAGAATTAATTCGTAAAAATTACGAAATTCAAAAAAATAGCGGTAATTTTAAGAGCAGAGACAATAGAGGAGCTTACGAAAAACAGAAGAAAGCTAGTCAAGAAGCGCCACCTGCCGTTGATTTTCTAAAAGCTTCCGCTACGATTCCGATTAATATGTTAAAAGGTTTGGCTACTGCTGTAGATCCAAACATATTCTTGGCCGATAAGATTGTTTTGGCAGGTAAAACAGGATTTGTACAGCCAAAATTCAGGAGAGTTGAAGCCGGTGAAGTAGTGAAGATAGAAGGCTCAAATCAGACAAAAACAATAACATCAGATGAAGCCGGCGTAGCATATGATGGTTATTACAATTATCTAGAAACCGGAGAGATGGAAATTAAAATAAATCCAGCCGGTCAAGGTAATCCATACACCGAGTTTACCGTAATGGCACAAGTCGATCCACAAACCAACAAAGTCAAGAAAGTAAGTGGAAAAGTTGTAACAAAACAGGGAACTAATGTGAGTGGGGTGCCTTATGATCTTAGAACCAAGGCTTATGTTGATTCTAGCTTTAATGACGAACAAGAAGTCGATTCTTTCGATATAAGAAACAGTACGCCAATTTTCCCCGGCGAAAAAATAAATATTCCTTATTCTGTTGCTTCATTGTTGTTAGCACCGTTCCCAATATTTGGTCCTTCATCGTTAACAACTTACAATGTTGCTATGCCATTTGGACCATTATTCTTGGCGCTAGAACCATTGATATTTGAAACACCAGAATTTAAGGCATCGATTCCCAAGAAAGAGAAGCAGATAGCAAAAGATGAAAATGGGAATACAATTTGTGACGATAAAAAAGAAGGATGATTAAAAACCTTTTATTAATATAATTATTGTATTATGCGTAACGGCCTTACACCATCCTTCCCATTTCAAATAGATACTCAAGATAGCGATTATATTCTTATTAATAAAACTAATGATCTAGTTAGACAGAATTTAACAAATCTGATTTTAACAAATCCTGGCGAAAGAATAATGAATCCACAATTTGGTGTTGGAATAAAAAAATATTTGTTTGAAAATAAAACTTATTCATTAACAAATACAATAAAAAATTCAATAAATAACCAAACAAAAAAATATATGCCATTTGTTTCTATTGATGGTATAGATTTTTACTCAGACGAGCAAAATCCAAATTTTTTGGGAATTACAATATCATATACAGTAATTCCAACATCAACAAGCGATATTCTTCGTTTAAATTTTGACTTGTTAACGCAAACTTTATTAAGATAGCAGAAAATAAACTAGTTATAACGAGGTTAAAAAATGCCAAAAAAGAATGTACCAATAAATTATTCTGCTAGAGATTTCGCGTCAATAAAAGAGTCACTAGTTCAGCACGCTAAGAGATATTATCCAGAGTCTTTTAGAGACTTTAATGAGGCCGGCTTCGGTTCATTGATGTTGGATACTGTTTCTTATGTTGGTGATATTCTTTCTTTTTATCTCGACTATCAGGCCAATGAAAGCTTTTTAGATACAGCTATTGAGTTCAATAATGTTGAAAAAATGGCAAGGCAGATGGGTTTCAAAGATACTGAAACTCCAACATCTCATGGTATAGCGACATTCTTTATTTTAATACCAGCATCTCAAACCGGTTTGGGACCAGATTATACATATATCCCTATTCTTAAGAAAAATTCTACACTGGCAACCTCAAACGGTAATCAATTCATATTAAACGAAGATGTTTTCTTTAATTCAGTTGATAATGAGACAGTAGTAGCTAGAGTCAATTCTACAACTGGCTTGCCAACTTCTTATGCTATAAAAGCCTATGGCAGAGTAATTTCAGGGGTATATGAGCAAGTTGTAATCGAAACTGGCGATTTTGAAAGATTTAAAAAATTAAGATTACCGATTGGTAATTTGGCAGAAATCATAAAAGTAGAAGACGAAGAAGGTAATGAATACTTTCAGGTAGACTATCTAACTCAGGATGTAATATATCGTCCGATAGTCAACAGGGCCGGTTCAAACAGCACAAGTAACACTAGTGCCTTTTTAAGACCAATTACTGTTCCAAGAAGATTCGTTTTAGAAAAACTAAATGGTAGTTACTACCTTCAATTCGGTCAGGGTCAGGATAAAACAAATAAAAACCAAGAAAGCGTTGCCGATCCTTCTACTGTGGCATTAAAAGTTTATGGAAAAAATTATATTTCTGGAGATTCTTTTGATCCAACTAATCTCATAGAAACAGATAAGTTTGGAATTGTGCCTGTTAACACAAAATTGACAATCACGGTTCGAACAAATAGTGCTTCAAATGTCAATGCGAGCGCCGGCAGTCTCAAAAAAGTAACAAGAGCTATTTTTGAATTTCCCGATCCGATGGCAATCAGTGCTGATGTAAAAAGTCAAATTAAAAAATCTCTTGAAGCAACAAACGAAGAACCAATAGTTGGTGATACAAGACTAGTTACTTCAAAAGAGTTGAAAGTAATAGCTGGTTCTGCTTATGCTACCCAGAGCAGAGCAGTAACAAAAGAAGACTACAAGGCTTTGTTGTATAAAATGCCAGCCGAATTTGGTAGAGTTAAGAGAGTCAATATAGTAAGAGATCAGGATTCTTTTAAAAGAAATCTAAATCTTTACGTTGTCTCAGCCGATGAAAGTGGCTATCTGGTTCCAACAAATATTGTTGTAAAACAAAATCTTAAAATCTGGCTGAATAAAAATAGAATGATTAATGATACTATTGATATTTTAGATGCCAAAATAATTAATTTTGGTATCGATTTTAGTGTTATAGCAGATTTGGAAGCCAATAAATTTGATGTAATGACCGACTGTAAAAATGCTATAATGACAGAATTTTTGAGAGTTCGCGAATTAGGAGAACCTCTGTTTTATTCAGATGTTATTAAAATTTTAAAAGATATAAAAGGCGTATTAGACGTCGTTAGAGTAAAGATTTATAATAAAACCGGAGATCTGTATTCTAACGTCTTTTATGACATGGATAAATATTTATCATCAGATGGTAGATATATAAATTGTCCAGATAACGTTGTTTTTGAACTTAAATTTCCAAACACAGATATTAAGGGAGTTGTGCTCTAATGAGTATTAAAAGATACGTTGCGAACAAAGATACAACAATAACAAATGCTTACATGGCAAATCTCAAAACAAGAGCCGAACATTCAAATATGGGCGAATCTGATATATTAGAGATTTTCTCACTATATGGACAAGCAAATACCTCTTCATCAGAACTTAGCAGAGTTTTATTAGATTTCCCAGTTTCTAAAATTCTTGAAGATAGAAATAATTTATTGTTACCAGTCAGCGGTAATGTTCAGTTTATGCTGAAGTTGAGCAATGCCGAGCATGGCAATACAACACCAAGAAAATTTAATTTAAATGTTTATCCATTATCAAGCAGCTGGGAAGAAGGTTTTGGTCTTGATATGGAAAATTATTCCGATTTTGATACAGCAAATTGGCTCTCTTCTTCAATCACTTCAAGCTGGTCTTCTGCCGGCGCCGATTTTATAGGCTCACTTGAATCAACCCAATATTTTGAGAGAGGAAACGAAGATCTAGAAGTAGACATTACGCCAGTGGTAGAACAGTGGCTAACTGGCACATTACCAACCAATGGTCTGATGGTCAAACTAACAGATATATTAGAAGCCGAAGCGCGTTCTTATTATACAAAAAAATTCTTTGCGAGAGGAAGTCAGTTTTTCTTTAAAAGACCTTGGATTGAGGCTCGATTTGATGAATCGATTCGCGACGATAGAAATTCTTTCTTTAACAGTAGTTCGCTAGCTCCACCAGAAGATAATATCAATAGATTATATATGTATAATCGTCACAGAGGATTATTATCCGATATTGGTGGCAATCCAACTGCTTCATTATATTGTAGTATTTATTCTGGCACTTTGGGTCCATCTGGCTTACCAATTCCACTAGACAACAATGGTGGATTAGGCCTAATAGCAGCAACAAGAGTAAGAAAGGGTATTTATGAAGCTGAAATAGCTCTCAAATCAGATGCTCAATTGTTGTTCGATGTATGGCACAGTGGCGATAATATTTACCATTATACTGGTAGTGCTTTTGATCTTAAAAGTGGTGACGGAGATAATGAGTCGGATTTCCAAATATCCGATTATTCCGTAAACATAACAAATCTTAAAACAGTTTATTCAAATACAGAACAAGCTCGTTTCAATTTGTATGTTCGTGATAGAAATTGGGATCCCACTATCTATACAGTAGCAAAGGCAAACCCAGAAAACTTTACAATTAATAAAGCATATTATAAAGTATTTAGAATTGTTGATAATTTAGTCATCATACCATATGGCGATGGAGAAATAGAGTATACAAGACTATCTTATGATGATACAGGCAATTATTTTGATTTAGATATGTCACTATTTGAACCCGGTTATACATATGGTATCAAATTTATGTTTAAAGAGTTTGGTATGGAAACTGAACAACGCGAAGTATTTAAGTTTCGTGTTGAGGAATAATAATGTCAATTAAAGATTTATTTGGTAAAAAGTCCGGTAAAATACTGCCATTAACAGACGCAGAATCTGTTGGAAAAGAAGTTGAATCTACCGATTTACTAGATTCTTTAAGAAAAGAAAAAGACAGATTTATACCTGATGTTGATTTTTCTGACCCACAAAATTTCGCTAGATTCGGCTCTGCGTCAAAATACTATGAAGACGCCGTAAAACTAATTTATAAAACATTTCCATATGATGGATCCAGAAACGAAAAAACAGAATGGCTTAATAGTGCGTCATTACTAACAAATTATGTTTATGATAATTTGTATCCAAGAAATACAGGCTATATAAATGTTGGCTTTAATTATGGCAATACCATTTCTTCAACGGATAATTTAACATTAACCGATCGTATTGAATATATTTTAGTAAAGGGTGGTCCAAATACATATAGCCAGACAGAAGATGTTAAAAATTTGTTTGGTAAATCAAACTATTACAACGAAGAGCATAAGAGAGCAAGTAATTTAAACCTAAATTGTGAAGATGGAGTAACAGTTGAATTTTATTTAAAAAAGAATGACAATCTTGGCTCACCAATTCAGGTTATTTTTGATTTATGGAACAGTAGCTCATATTCAGCAGTCGATTATGGCAGATTCAAAATAGAGATTCATCCTGGAATTTCTGGCGAAGAAAACAATTTTTATGTGACCAATATCTCTGGTGCTTATGGTGTTGGAGATGTTGAATTAAATGCTAATACAATTAGTGATTCACAGTGGCATCATTACGCGATAGTTGCTAAAAATACGGACACGCAGATTCTTTTCCAACTATTCCAAGATGGTATTCTTGTTTCAGAGAAAACAGAAGGAACACCAACATCGCAAGTTTATGGACCAATGAACGCGACAATTGGCGCATTAATAGCACCTTTCGGATATGGCAAATTATCTGGTTCTATTGATGAATTCCGTTATTGGAAAATAAAAAGAACAGATAAAGAAATAGCAAGATACTATTTTACCGAAGTTTATGGCGGCACAAATACAGATGATGCCAACACCGATTTGGGGGTTTATTTCAAGTTTAATGAAGGTATATTCAGCCAGACTGATCCAGATAATCAGTATGATAAGAATGTTATCGATTATTCCGGTCGTATTTCAAATGGTCTTTGGTACGGTTATACATTAGGAGCAAGATCAACAGGTTCTGCTCTTATAGAATCTGGTTTTACTCAAGAAGAGCCAGCAGATCCTGTTTTATATTCAAATCATCCGTTAGTTATAGCTCTAACAAATCAACTAGAACAAAAAACTATAGTCCATGATCAGTCAAACAATTCTTCAATTTATAACTCATTTGCCAGCTGGATTATAGACACCGACAATCAGGAAGGGCAGGGATTGTTGGAGTTAACACAAATTATATCAGAATTTTTAGATGAATTCTATTTTAGCATACAACAATTGCCAAATATAAAAGATGAAATTTATAGAGATAAAAATCCTCTACCTTTTACTAAAAGGTTATTAGAATCGAAAGGACTTAATACACTAGAATTGTTTTCTGATTCGACTATTTTAGAAAGCTTATTATCGAGAAACGAAGAAGATGTTTTTCAAGATAAAATATATCATATTAAAAACACAATCTATCAAAACATCTATAACAATCTACTTTATATTTATCGTTCAAAGGGTACAGAGAAATCAATTCGTAATTTATTAAGATGTTTTGGCATCGATACAGAACTTCTTAAGATTAATTTATATGCTGACGAGCAGAGTTTCGTATTCGAAGATAAAGTAGAATATTCTGCTCAAAAAAGAAAATATGTAGATTTCAATGATCCAGATAGATTTGAGGGCTCGATATACCAAGTAACTCAATCCGGAAATTCAAATAGCTTGCCTTACATGAAAGGTAAGTCAGACACCAGATATTTTGGTAACACATTTGAAGTAGAAACGATATTTCCAAGAAAATTTGATAAAAGTGAAGATTTTTATTTTGAAACATCTTTCTTGACTTGTTCGATATTTGGTGTTCACGAACCAAAATCATTATTAGATAATGATACATGGGCAACACCGGATCATGCAAGTATACAAATATTTTCCGTTAGACCAGAAAAAGAATCAAACGATTCTTATTTCCTTTTATCTTCTTCTTGTTTTGGTGTCGAAATCACATCTTCACTATTCAAAGACGTCTACACTGATCAAAAGTGGCTATTAGCTTATAGAATCAAGCACGAAAAATATCCATTCGCTGGTGGAATTTTGGGAGCAGATACAGGAAACTATGTTATTGAATTGACTGGTATCAATACCGAACTAGATATAGTTAAAAATACCTTTTTGGTGTCTGCCTCGATTGATCAAGCAGCAGCAGAACTTTATTTCAATTCTGCCAAGAAAATCTATCTTGGTTCTCATCGTCAAAACTTTACTGGTTCCGTTGTCAATGGAAACGATGGCAAGGAACAATTGTCTGATGTTCAAATTGGAGCAGCGAGATTTTGGATAAATTATTTGCCAGACGCCGTTCTTCAATCACATGCTACAGATATGACCAATCACGGTCCAGAAGCGTTTTCTAAAAATGTCGAAAATTATTTATTAACACAAATATCAGGACACACAATTCCTCAAGCAGAAACGCTTGTGTTGAATTGGAATTTTGACCTAGTAGAAGGCTCGGATAATGGAGCAGGAACGCCCGTACTCAATTTAAACGACGCTGGCTTTGATGTTATCGACATGTCTTCCGGCTCTGTCGATGAACTCAACAGATACGAGACAATATCAGAGATCTCAAGACAGCTGCATCCTGGTCGTGGTGATTTCTTTTTGAGGAACAATACTCAAATGATATCATATGAATATGTCCCAACGGCAAAAAGAAGACTCCCAGAGATTCTCAATAACGACGATCTCGTGAACATTCTCCAAGAAGACGATTTAGTATATACAAGAGATATGATTCCTGTCAATCATTTCTTGTCAATCGAAAAGAGTATGTATCAAAATATTTCAGAAGAAATGTTGAGATGGATTGGCACAATAACACAATTTAATAATTTGATTGGTAAACCAACAGATCGTTATGAAGCGGACTACAAAGATTTACAGTTTTTAAGAAGAATCTTCTTTTTAAATGTTGATAATACTCCAGATTTTGAAAAATTTGTTGAGTTCTATAAATGGATAGACGAATCCGTAGCAAGAATAATAGCCGAATTAATTCCAGCTTCTATGAATACAACAAATATTGCTTCCAATATTGTCGAAAGTCATATATTGGAAAGAAATAAATATCGTCATAAATTACCAACAATAGAATTTAAAGCAAAAGAACCAGTTGCTGCTGTTAGAACAATAAACGAACTAAAATACAACTGGAAATTTGGTCACGCACCAATTCCATTACAAGAAAACAATAATTGCTTGTGGTGGAAAGAACGAAAAGAAAAAGAAGCAGACAGAGAAAAGATTTTCGCAGTTCTTAAATCGACATACGATCGTAAATTTACAACAGTTTATGATTTAAATATAGAACCAATTGTGATAATAGATAAAAATCCAAAAGAACAAGAAGTTGTAAAACAAATAACAAAATTTGGTTCTGGTGAATATTTAGAAATTGATATTCCTTTGATTGTCGATGAAAAAGACTGTAATGATAAATAAGAGGTTCTTGAATGTCTGATTTCAACCGCCGTGGAAAGTTACCTTTCCAAGTAGTAAGTTCATCTGTAAATACTGGCTACAATGCCGAATTAACGGCAGCAGTTGGCCACAATATTGAGATTGTTAATCAACATAGAGATGAATATGGTGGTTTACAGGATTCACCATTACAGGGTCCATTTACACAACAATGGACTGGTGGAAATCAGCACAGACACATTCCTTTAAATGACGGAACAGATGACTCTTCAAATAGACCAGAAGCATTTTTAATAAGTGGTTCAACAGACAAAGTTCGTGTTTATGGACCAGCACATTTTGATGAAAAGGCACCAAAGGCGCTTTTCACAAGAGACAACGCCGCAAAATCTCCTCTTAACATTAAGAATGTTAAGGACACAGATAAAAATTTAGGAAACTTTTCACACAATTACCAAGTCGTTCAAACTTCCGGAAGAGACATTAATCAGAGCTTAATTGAAAATAATTTAACTGCTTCCGGTGTTTTGACGACCAAGTTTGTAAAAGGCGTAGAAGAATACTCTTTACCTGATTTAACAAACGATCACAATAAGACAGTTTTCGTTGAAAGATTTAGTTCACCCGGCGATCCAAAAGAAAGTTCAAGAGGCGCTTTGGATAGAGAAAGCGAGCAATATGCTCCAAACAATTCTCTTACAACAAGAAATATTTCTGTTCGTCAAAAATACAATTCACAATTAACACAACACGCTGCTCAATTCAATTCTGGTAGCACAGAAGGCGTGACAGTTCATGCTGTTAATAGAAATCCAATAAAAAATATTGAATTAAGTGGTTCCACATATATAACAGCTTCTGATTATGATAATTTCTGGGTTCAACACGCAATCCCAAGCACAGACTTAAGATATAGTTGGATTGCTGAATCAGTGGTAGATACAGGAAGTGTTATTCAGTATCAAAATCCATACGACTCAGAAGAATTGGTTTTTAACTCTTCTAGTTTTGTTATAAGTGGTTCAAATAAGCATTTTGCTGTTGATAATGCTGGTATTAATAGTCTTATAAAAGACAAGAAGTCAGTTGATTTAATAACAAATACGTTTAATGTTTCATCATCTGTTAAGTTATCTGCCTCGTTTAGTGAAATAGCCAACACTCCATATGGCTTTTCAATTTGGAAGCAAGTAAGAACAGGCGAACATCCTGTTGTTAGAAAATTGAGAGAAAACAACGTTCTTTCATTAGAAGGTATCAAATCAAAAGTAATAAATGGAACACAGACAATATCAAAAAGATCTGATTCTGTTAGAAATTATATAGAACCACCAGTAACAAGTAAATTTAAGCCTTTAAAACAAACGCTAGAACTTAAAGGCAGTAATGAAAAATATGAGTTTATATTTACTCATAATAATAATTTATCAACATTTGTTAGCGAAGAAGTTCTGGATTACCTTGGAATAAAAGAGGATTCACAACAAACATACGATCTTTTGAGAAAGTATTATAGCGATCCAAACAGAACAACAAATACACAAAATCCAGTTAATGGCTTGAAACAATACACATATTCAGAAACTCTCTATCCAAGAGAGGTTAACGCTTATTTGGCTGAAACACGTGCCAGAACACAATATATTTTGGATCAAGCCGGAACAGGAAGTCGTGATGGTTATGATATTCAGTTAGGAACCCAAAGAGCATTTTGGAGAGATAGATTAGAAGATAGAAAACGCAGCAATAGTGGTTTTTATAATTCGATGAATTATTTAATAACACAGAGTGCTTTTTATTCAACTGATTATGCTTGGGGCTGGAATCCACAATTAAATTTGCCAAACCCTCCTTTAATGACTTACGAATTAATTAAAAATATTGATTATGTTACAGAAAATCAATTAAATTCTATCAAGTTATTTGACAATAATTTGGCCAATCAGGCGAAAAATTTAGGAGATGCCAGAACAATAATAAATTTTGAAACCAGTTCTGGCGACAATATTCTCGCTATTATGATCAAAAACAATGGCTGTAATGGCGAATTAAATGGAGAGATATTCTTCGATTACTATTATACTTCAAGCATTCAGCCAATAAAAAGCCAACTCACACGAGTCACAGATATGAGTGTGCTGCTCCAATTTGATAATCAAATAACTGGCTCCTATGGTTCTTTATCTAGTATCAAAGAAATGGCCAAAAAACCAAGAGTGAATTACTTGGCTTTTTTGGGTGGCTTCGAGAGCGGCTCGCGTGATTATGGAAATTCAACCCCATCGGCCGAGATATATGACTATGATTTTTATAGCATACAACCTACTGGTGATATACTTTCTACGCTGGATTCTGGTTTAAGATACGCATCGGAATCTTTTGGCGATAAGAAGCCTTGGTTTGATTCATATGAAAAATATTCTGATGATATAAGAAGTCACGCCAAAGATCATTCTGTATTGCCAGAGTTTCGTATATCTTCTAATATACCTTTTTATGTCACGCAAAATGGTGGCAATTTTAGAACCAAAAACAGTTCTTATTTAGAACTCGATGGTGTTGGTCAAAATTACAGAAGTTCTTTGACGGCAAGTAATATAAAATACAACAAAGAATTTATAGATTCCTATACAACAACAGATGTATTAAATAATGAAGTAATTCAACAAGAGAATTCTAATTTATCGAAATTACAAAATATTAAATTTACTGTCTCTGGTATTAAAAAATTGTTGCCATATAATGGCTTTTACCCACAAGAAAGAACAATTCAATTAGCTAATTTATTCAACAATTATATGGATAATAATGTTGGTGGTGGATTTTTTAGAATAAATGGCGACGGAAATTACACCCAGATTTTGGTAGACTTAACGCAATCTTCTGATTTATTTGCAAAAAATACAATAATGCCGTATTATTTTGCACCAGGAATCTTATATAACACCATTAAAAGTGGTATTTCAGTAAACTTTCCTTCTGTTACAGCCAGTTATTCGCAATTATCAATTCAGTCCGAAGAGCGTTCTGTTTCAAAACAGGTAGTTGTATCGCCTCTTGGTGTTACTGCGTCATATTTAGCTATTCCATTGAATTCCAAAGCGAGTTTTGAATCACTAATTTTTCCCGAGAGTTTCATACCCACCAAAACAAATCTCACTTCTTCATTTAATGTATATTGGGATAATACAGCAACAGATATAGAAGAATTTTTTAATCAAACGATTTCCGATACTTTACTTAATATTAAAATAGATTCCAATTCAAAGCCAGATAAATTTTTTGGTGATATAGGAAGATATTGGAAAAGCACCATTCCATTTGCTTTCTTAAAAAATGATAGCGTTATAGATCCATCTTATAGTATGGCTATGAGTAATTTCTTGGCCGAAATTCCACGCTTCTTTTTAAAGAATGGTTCTATGAATGTTTTCAAAAGTGCTGAAGTAAGAGACTGGAAAACATTCGAAATAGGTAAGAAATATTATTTTGATCTCAAAATGAAAAAATCATCAGACTTGGTGATGATGGAAGCTTATAGATCCGACAATCATATAACTGGTGCAAATCAAATAGAAAAAACTTTTAATGGTAGATATTTCGGTTGGCCAGTTAGCAAAGTATCTGGAACAAGAACTGCCGACGACGATTATGTCATACATAACGATCCGGCATATGCTCCATTTACACCTCCATACTTTGAAGGTGAAGCAACATTAAGATTTGAATTAACGCCAACTTCCGCATCCTACAAATCCGTAAATGATTTGCGTAATGATATATTTCTCATAAATATATTTGATCAACTAGGAAAAGCAATAGATACTGGCTCTGAAGCTTATAGGAACAAAATGTCTATACAGGATTGTATGGAAGTTTTTGGTATTGGTTTGAATCCAATTACAACATTTGATGGACCAAACAGCCCAAATAGTTATCAGCAGCTACCAGATCCTTTAAAAGAATACTGGGCCATTTCACCAAAATTAGAAACACCTGTATTGGATTTTAGTGATCAAGAATTTGTTGATCATACGGGTTCTTATTGGGTTTCAAGTGGCTATGGACGCGGTATGTGGAGTGGTTATGGAAAAATTCCAACTGGCTCAAAAGGTATAACAATTGAAATAGCAGAAAGTTTTCCACTACAAACAAATCTACGAACTAATTCGGGTATCGAAAATCTTAAAACAGGCTCTCTATTGAGGCAAGTAGGTTTTACTTCCGAAAAAGCCAAAATTGGTCAATTAGCAGAAAAGAAAACAATATCAGAAGCAATTGTAATGATTCCTTACGTCGATAAACCGATACCGGGCGTTACAACTTTTGTAGACAATCACCACTTTTTTGCTGTAAATAAAGAAATTTACAATACTCTTAAAGATGCGGCAGACAAAGGAATTCCCGCTCAAATACCAAACGAAATGATAGGATATGAAAGTTCAGTTACCAAGATGATTAAAGGTATGGGTGAATATGTTATTCCTCCTGCGTTTAACTTCTTAAAATATGAAAATATTGATCCATTTGTAATGTATATGTTTGAATTCAAGCACGATCTAGATCAGCAGGATTTGGCTGATATTTGGCAAGGTGTTATGCCAAAAATAGCTATGAATGCCGAGCACGATGTATTAGAATTTGAACACAAAGTTGGCCAATTCGAACTATTTGGCGAAAACTTTACGCCACCAGAAAATATGCGCTGGTTGGTTTTTAAGGTTAAGAAAAAGGCCGAATGGAATTACTTTGCTATTACAGAAAACATTGGCGACGATCAGAACTTTAAATTTAAGTTCTCAAACAGCCAAGAAGCAAAAACACCAGACTATAGCTATAACTGGCCATACGATTACTTCTCCCTTGTTGAATTGGCGAAAGTGGATGTTTCTTTGACCTATGATGAAAAGCCACAATTCAGTGGTTCACTACAAACAGATATTAATTTAAATCAATTTGCTGTTGGTAATATACCAGATTTTACTGATTTAAATATTACTGGAGAAGAACCGCGCAGAAGACGTTCTGGTAGGCATCAAAAAGCTGGCAGTATGCTTGGTAAAAAGAAGTAAATTGTTGTAATTAGTGTATGACCTTTTTTGACGCGAAAGAAGAAGTAATTGATATTGAGCTAACTCAATATGGAAAGCAATTGCTTTCTAAGGGTAAATTCAAACCAGTATACTATCAATTTTTTGATGATGATGTAATTTATGATAACCAGTATGCCGGTTCAACAGACGAATTACAACGAGATATCCAAACTCGTATTAAAGAATCTCCAAGAACGCATGTTCAATATACTTTTGTCAGTCCAGAGGGCGAACTGAAAAGAGCAGTTGAACAAGTCAGAAATAATAAAAAAGGTAGCTTTTCTGACGTATATGTTCCATATGTTTTGAAGCATAGAGTCATGTCGGCCCCTTTGGCAAGCGCAGAAATAGGTCAACAAAAAAAACCTGCCTGGAACATACGTTCTTATGGTAACGACTTTAGCGATACAAAAACCTATATTACTGGTACATACGCCAATATAAAAATGCCACGTCTAGCTCTTAAAGATGTTGAATTTAAAATAGCAACATCAGTTGATAAAAGTGGTGAAATTTATGCTCCTGGTGACGTAGGAGACACGGTAGCGACTGTTCCGTTCAAGGCAACTAGTGATTTGAATATATTGTCTTCAAAATTTCAAGATAATTCTTATATACAAATTGAAGAAGGTTATATACTTTTAGATTTACAAGAAATCAATTCACAATTTCAGCAAGAAAATTTTGAAATAGAATTATACGAAATAACTGCCAACGAACAGCAAGAAGAACAACTTAAGCAGCTCTTTTTTAATAAAAGGAGCCAGGATATAGTTAATAATATTTTGGTAGATTCTTCGCAACAATTAACTGATTACAAACCAAATAGAGTTGACATGGCTGAATCGTATTTCGTTATACAAGCCGATAGAGAGATTAGTTCTGAAATTTTATGTAAAAATCTAACAGAAGCTGACAAACAAACGCTTGTAGCAACAAATCAAATTGATTTAGAATGTGAAGAATTATATGGTAAATTAACCGATCCTCGTATCAAGAGCGATGTTAAGCCAGAAGACCTATTGGAGAAATGCTGATGAATTTAACAAACGAAGATATAGTTGGTTCACTTTTACCAAATGTTTACATTTCCAGAATAATTCTACAATCAATCGATCACGACAAATTGACTGCTAATGTTCAGTTTGTTCTAAAAGAAACATATGGTAACGATGATATATCTTCATGGCTCGAAGATAGCGAAGTTTTGAGATATTTAAAAATATTTGTCATCCAAAGTGCCGACGAAGAACTTACAAAAAATGTACAACAGTATTTTAATGGGATAGAAGGTAGAACATTTTTTCTAACTCAGCAGACTTTCGAACAATATAAAGATTTTTTGTCAGCAGCTGGCAAGCTAAAAAACGTAAATGATTTAATTTATAGACAAATTGATTTATTTGAACTTTTTAATTCTCAATTTACGATTCAAGCAAGACGCTCCATTCATGAACTGGAGAGGCTTGGTATAGCTGAAAAAGTAGATAATGATGATGGTTCTCAATCATATAACATTTATATGAATGTTGATTTTACAAATGGATTAGATGAAAATCCAAAACATTTAAGTTATATTTTTGGAACAATGTACGACATAAGTTCATTGCCATTAATTAAGGAATTAGAAATTACTGAGATGGATAGATCTGTTGTAGTTGGAGAATTAACGGCAGAAACTGTAATATCAGAAGGTGAAGTTCAGCAGACTACATTTATCTACACCGATGAACAAGGAAATATATGGCCAGGACCAATACACTTGGCCACCAAAAATGGTGTAGAGTTTTATAGATCAGGCCAGACAGAGAGTGCTGATTCATTTGATTTATTAAAAGTTGAAATAGAAAACAATAAAGTACAAGATTTTAGAGAAATAAAGAGAAGTACCGATAGCTTTAAATTGGATCTTGTGCCATCGACTTTGCTGGCTGCTTTTGAAGAAGTTAATTTACAAAAAGAACTTTTCGTAGAAGGATATCGCTCTTCAATATCAACCGGTTATTTGTCGGTCGATAATTCAAAAAACGTTTCTATCAGTTTCTTTATCGATTTTAAAAAGATGTTTATAAATAACTCAATTTATGGGCAAGTCTTATCTAAAATAAACAATACCACAGCCAAATCGCTTATAGATTCTTTTTATCAATTTGGTTCGCTAGAATCTGTTGTTCTATACGCAAAAAGAGTCGATATTGATGATTCTTTATCCGTAGAAAAGCAAACGGAAAAGATTGTTGCTGAATATTATGGTATATCGCAAATAGAGGAGCTAGATAGGCCAATTGTTTTACCAGATATTGACGCCAGAAAAATGAGACAACTGCATATGTTTTCTGTTGTCGATAGTAAAACCGAGAAAGAAGGGACGTACAAATATTTTCTAGAAGTAGAATATAAAGATGGTGTTGTTGAAAATTTAGCTGGCTTGATAACCAGACTAAAAGAAGAGCAAAACTTTTTTAATGCCTATTATTTACAGGCATCATCACCTGCTATCTTTAATAGCATAACAAATCGTTTTATAAAAGATGCCTTTTCTGATTTTTCTGAAATTCCTGCTTATGATTTTTCTTTTCACGGAAGAACGTTCTTGACGGTAGCTAACAAGCTTTTTTCTTACATTTATGGTTCAGATCTAGAAATGGTTACTGGACAAAAGTCACCCATCAAGATCGATCGTTTGAGAAAGACAATATCCAGATGGTTAAATCCATCTCTAGGAACACCAGAATCTTTTTCGTTTGTTGTAAAACTATACGATCAGATGATTAAAACGCTCGAAAATACTATTTCATCAATACCGTTCGTTAATAATAGTTTAAATGAAAAAAACGAAGGTATACCAGTAGCAGACAACAAGACGTTATCAACTTCAAAAGTTATCAAAATAAGAAGGAATCTGCAAGCAACTGTTGATTTTGAAAATAGCTATATGTTTGATTACCTGAATCATACGAAGCCAGATAATACAACTCTTGGAAATTCTACTCCATTTTTATATGAAGTTTTGAAAACCGACTTGGTTTCAAAAAAAATGGATTTTAATAAAAATTTAACAAAAGTTAGAAATGTTAATGAACAAAATGTATTAATGTTTAATAACTTGTACGATATTATTTCAGATCTGGCAGATATTCAAATAACAAAAAAGACACAAATACAAATTCCAAATGCCAATAGAGTACAGGATTTGGCAAGAGCGATAGAACCTTTCAACTCATCTATTTTGAATAATCCGACAAATCCTGTTTCAAATGCTTCTTTCGATCTTAACGATAAGAAGACATTGAATACATTATTTTTATCGATTCTAAATACAACTGTCGATAAATCGGGACAAAATATAGAATTTATATTTGACTCTTCAAGAGTAGAAAATATATATTGGGATATTCAGCCCGAAAAAGCAAACTCAAGCAAGGGCAACGTTTTTGACCAAATTGCCAATAATGTATCTGATAAGAATTTGATTATTACTGACTTATTCAAAGAATCCAGAATGACGGTTGAAGATGCTAAAGCTCTTCCAAATCAAATAAAATCTCTTATTAAATTAAAAATTGATTCACCAGATGTTATTAAGGGAGATGCCGAAATTCGTTTTAAATTTGAGATGCTCAAGCAAATAAAATTTATTTCCGGGTTTGGATATGACGCATCCAGAGAAGTTTTTGATCTAGGAAATGCTACTTGGAAAATATTGGATGGACTTGCCGCCATACAGACACAAACTCCGGGAGCCTTATTTTGTAAATTAATCGACTATACAAATAAGAAGATTAATTATAATTTTAATCAAGCATTAAAAGAAGCTGTTATAAATGAGTGTTTCTTTATCAATAATCAACAGACAGATGACTTTGGCTTAATTAAAACTGGCGCCACACAAATAAGTCTAGAAAGATTTGAGCAGCGTTGTGTGAAGGAGCTACAAATATTTTTTAATGGACAAGATACACCAAAAGTCGATTATTTTATTGATGGAAAAAATATTTTGGCCACAGATTCTTATCTGAATTCAAAATATTCCTATCTTTCGCCATATGCGGTTCAATTTGACAATAAATATAGAGTAGTTAATTATCACGAAAGCATAACAGAAGAAGATTTTACACCCATACAAACATCAGAAGGTATTGGTGGCCGTGGTTCTAGAAGATTACCCAATCTGTCAATAGGTGCCGCCATATACACACCAACAGATGACAATTTAGAAGTCAAAATACCGTCTATCGCAAGTGTTTTGGACAGACAAAAATTACCAGAAGCCGTAAGAAACAAGTTATTAAAAATTAAGAATCCAGCCTCTTTGGCTATTTATAGTAGAAATACAATATTAAGGTAATATAATGGCAATAACTGGCATTGAAAGTCCTCCTACGGCAAACGCAGAGATGTTAGCAAACGCTACATCTTCCATACTTCAATTAATGACTGCCGATTTGATTTCTGGTAGTCGCATATATGAATCGGATATGTTGGTCGAAGAATCGACGGTATCTGAATTGGGCTACCCGCAGCTGC